AGCAGTAATCTTAACATTGTGTGGATCATGCCCACTGTTGAAGCCATGTAAATACACGATCATAAGATTGGCTTTCCAGGCGTTCCAATCGCCATCTTAAGTAGAGGAGTGCCTCCAATTTCTCTCACATAGAAATACTCACGCCAATCTTTAAAGCGAGTATACATTGCCTGATCTACAGACTGTAGGTTATCATTTACATATTCTTGTGTAGGAATGATAATCACCGAATCATCAAGAATATCCGAAACCTTTTTATTCGGAATAGCATACGATTTCAGCAATTCACGTGGCACTGTCTTGATGATGAATGCCAGCAAACCTTTAGAGTATTCGCCAAACGAGACCTTAAAGGATTCACGCATAACATTAGCCAAAACTTTCAGTGCTTTTTGCGATCCATCAGTTCCAACAGCAATTACCTTGCGTCCGCCACGATCCTTGTAAAGAATGACAGTTTTAAGACGATCACCATCAAAGTATAGTTTCCAAAACGGAATTGTTTTGATCATATCATCCACCGAAGAGAATCCAGAACCTTTGATTCCGCCAATCTTAGCATACGACACCTGCAGCATATCCCATACTTGGGTCGCATATTTTTCACGATCTTTGTCGTGCTTAGAAAGGATTAGGTTAGTGAATCCTTCGGCGATGTATGTTTTGAATGATAGCATTTTATATTTATCAATCGTTGAAGATTACCAAGCTGAACTTATAATCGACGGAGTTGAAAAGCCATCCAAGAATTTCGTTTTCGTGACCTCGCATTGCTCGGGAGAAGATGAACGCTTTGTTCTCTTTCTTGCCAATAACATACAGTCCTTGATCGTCCGACCAATCATGAATCCGATGAATTGGGACTTGACCTGCACGGTAGCCAGATCACTTGCCATTGCCGTTCCGACAGTGTTTTCCCAACGAAATTTGTTTGCGTTAATTTTGGCAGATTCGATAATCATGTGGTAGTTTCCTTACAGGATCATTATAAACGGAATATTCTTAGATGTAAATAAGAAATTTCATAAATTTTCACTTTTTCGGCATTTTACTGACAGAATATCCGTTGAAGGTCGGAAAAATGACTCTAATCCACCTTTCATGGATCTTGAGGTATTTGATGATCCCTTCGGGAACCTTCGGTGGATCTTGAGGATATCATGGTTTTTTTCGCAGCCTTTAATGCAGCCATCGTCGAATGAACTTTTAATTATTATACAGAGACTTCACGCACATGTAAATAACAAAATTCAAAAATTTTTCTCATTTACATTTGGCTACAGTTTGTTATAATAAGGATATGCAATTACGGCCAGCACAGCAAGATGTCCTTGATCACGTGCGTGAAGCAATGGCAAGTGGTAAGAAAGACATATTCATTCAAGCGCCTACAGGAACAGGAAAGAGTCTTATTGCGCTTGAACTCTCTAAGATTTTGGCAGAGAGCGGCTATATGTCATATCTTCTAACAAGCGAAAAGTCTTTACAGCAACAATATGAATATGATTGCAATGTAAAGTTCAAATCACGTCATTCCGACGTCAAATCAATCAGCGGTGTCGATACATACACGTGCGACATTAACGGAGAAAAATTCTCGCTAGGAGTTTGCCGTTCGTTAGGATTATCATACTCCGAGGCAAATGAATTACCTTGCGCTGGAACTTGCGCTTACATTCAGCGCCGGCGTGCTGCTATTCAATCTCCGCGTTCACTAATGAATTATTCCTATTGGCTAATTCAAATGAATTATGTCCTGCGCAAGATGGGCGACAAGTCTCCATTTCGTACACGTGACGTAATCATTTGTGACGAAGCGCATAAGATACCTGACATTGTGGAAAGTCATTTTGCATGTCGCTTAAAGCCTGAAACAGCCGATCGTATAAACGGAGTCATTGGTGCTCTAAATAAAATTGGACATGCATATGATGTACCTACAAAGCCGCTTTACACAGCAATCACTGAAGCGCTAAAGATTCCGGAAAAGTCAAATCCGCATGACCATCATGTTGCACTGCAAACTGTTTATGCAGAATATACGCTTGTAAAGAACACGCTTGAAACAATCAAAACAAGCCTTTCATCTTCTTACATTCCTGGCGGATATGACAATGCTAACTTGACGGCTTGGCACAAGAACCTACCGCGCGAAGTAAAGAGTCTATTCACGCTTGCCGATGATATTAAGGACCATCATTGTAAAGTCGAGGATTATACGCAAATGATTGCACAACACGGTCTACGCAATCTTGTTGTATGCGATGACGACGGTGAACGTGCATACCACAATATGTCGGACCATCTGCTGTTTCATCGACACTTCCGAAACTTTGCGCGTACTCGTATTTACATGTCCGCTACGCTTCAGCCAAAGCTGTTGATTGACCGCTGGAAGCTTGATCCTGCAAAGTGCTATATCATCAATGTAAATAGTGAGTGGGACTCAAACAAATCTCCAATTGTGCTGTGCAATACAGCTGACATGGGATATTCAGGCGGGCGCGACAGTGTCAATAAAGCTGTAAAGAAAATTGACGAACTGCTTGATTCGCATTCCAATGAGCGCGGTGTTATTCATACGGTAACCCACTTGATTGCCGAAGAACTTAAAGCTAACAGCCGACATTCACATCGTCTACTAACATATTCAAATACTGCTGAAAAACTTGAGCTGCTTGATCAACTGGAAAACAAGCCAAGCGACTCCGTGCTTGTGGGGCCATCGCTATTCACGGGTATTGACCTTTCTGATGATAAAGGTCGATTTAACATAATTACCAAGCTAGCATTTCCAAATGTGGGCAGTCCGCTATGGGCTCGCCGATTCAAATTTGCACGCGATGTTTACTTTGGAGAAACTGCATCAGTGCTTGAACAAAGTGCAGGTCGTACTACACGCCATGCTGACGATTATAGTACGACCTACATACTTGATTCGCGTGCTAAGGATTTCCTTAAGTATTCGCGCCAATACTTGAGTGATACCTTTATGGACCGATTAGTTTAAGCCTCCAGTACACTAACAATGTAGCGGAGAATCTTGCTACGAACAATTTCGCCGTCACCAAAATGAAACGTGTTCATACCGTGACGCACCGCATCCTGCGTATCAAATCGGTTAAAGATGTCCTTGTATCCAGACATCTTTCCGATGTCAGTTTGCTTTAAGTCGCCGCACACTACATATCGTGTGTTCTTACCAAAGCGAGTAAGGATAGTTACAATCTCATTGCGTGTTAGGTTCTGCGCTTCATCGACAATAACAATACTATCATTGAATGTTAAACCACGAACGAAATTTACAGGGATAGCTTGCAGTATACCCGCGGCCTTAAGCTGTTGCGCGGTTGCATCGTCGGTTATTTCTCTAGCCTTTTCAATAAGAGGCATTGCATAAGGTAAGAACTTATCATCAACTTCGCCAGGCAACGCGCCGATTGAACGCGATGCACTTTCAATGACGCTTCGGATATAAACAATCTGCTTTATCTTTTTTTCTTTGAATAGTTCCAAAGCAGCAAGAACCGCGATGTATGATTTAGCAGTTCCAGCTGAACCATCTACAAATGAAATGTTTGTATTGTCATTGCAAATAGAATCATAAAAAGCTAGATGCTTTTCATTAAAGTGGAACGGCTTTTTTATTTTGAAATTCAGCGTAAAATTTAATGCTAAAGAGGATTCAATGGTGTTTCCCATTGAATCCTCGGCAGCGGTGAAATGATCACTTAGTTTCTTCTTCTTTGTTTTTCTGACTGGATTAGCTGACATATGTTTTATTTAAAGACTAGCAATTTCTATGTACTTATCTAAGATGTGCGGGCATGAATCGACATGTTCACGCTGCGTATAAAACGCATAATGAACGCACAACGCGTTTCCATATATTTTGTTGTATGATGTTTTATCCATCATCGGTTTATCGACTGATAGCCAAGCTTCTTCGTCTTCACCAACTTTACCTCCAAATTCAGCAAAGCGTGAGCCTAGCCATGAAATACAATTAATAGAGCATCTCTCGGCAGCATGCGGTCTAAGATTCCATTGATTAAACTTATATGCATTTAGAGTTCCGTTTTCAACATGGTTGAAAAAGTTCTTATGTTTTTGTTCGGCAACTTGGCCATTTGCCCATGCAACTGGACATAGGCAATCATATGACATTTCACTAATGCTTAATGGTAGAGCGCCAATTCGTTGATGTATATGATCGCATATAGCATTATTTACGATGTTGCCGTAGATCAAAAAAGGCTCAGGGTCTTTGGCTCTTTCATTTGCTAATTTGCGAATGAAATTCTTTTCAAGATAGACGATGTCATCGTCTAATCGTATGTATACTACGTTTGATTCGGTTGTATATTTAAAAAACGTATGAATAGAATTAATTCCATGATACGGAATATCCAAGTCATAACATTTAATCCAGCTGTGCTCCTTCTCCAATGATTTGCAATAATCGATGTCTTCTTGGTTTTCAGTGTTTATCCAAAGTTGCCAAATTGAAAAATCATCTTTTTGCTTTATCAGATTTTTTAAAAGTACTTCCAAATATCGTTTACGCCCTGCTGGAGTAACTATAACAGTTTTGTGTTTTTTATTCACATGTTTACTCCCCAATAATAATCGCTCTGCGATATGAATAATCACTATGGAATTTCTGGTCTCTTCCAACTAGTGTGCCTTCCTTAAAGTCGTATACACGTCCTTCAATTAGAGTAACAGTCGGCGGATCATAAAGTGCCGATTTGTTCAAGCTTGCGTTGTTTTCTCTTTGAGAGACGTTCCATCCGCAGCTTTGAAGCAGCATCACCAATACTAGCGAGCTTATCAATTTCATCTTCAATACGATCTATTTCTGTTTGCTGCTGCCAGCGAACCCAAGCAGAATATGCTTGAGCCGCCGCAGTGATAGCGAGTAAAAATGTTTGAAACATTACTTAACTTCGCCGCCTTTGTCCTTGGCTTTACCGATGTTAAGCGCGAGGAAGTCGATAACTGCATAAACCTTAGCCAAAGTCGAGCCCGCTTCAGGTGTTGGTGTGAATGCAGCAACCGCTGAAGCAAGAGCAATCACGGCTGTAACAATACCAAACCAGCTTTGTGTCTTGAGGAATTCTAATACGATGTCCATATTTGTTTATCTTGATGTTATGATGCTGTCCCATCCTGAGACGGCCATCAGCTGTATTTATTGGTTCGCCTCTTTCTCAGTACACCACCCGCTATACTCTTTGCATGCATTTCATGATTATGTATGATAAGGCATCGGTCTTCTTACTATATATGTTCCAATTCATAAATCCAACGGTCCCAATTCATAAAGTCTTTTGCATACTTAAACAAGGCAACCGAATTAGTCATTTGCCAAGGTATGCTGCTTCCAATGTAACATATTGTATTTGTGATTGTAATTTCAAAATCATCACTTTCTTTAAGCTCAAGAGCAAGGCCAACTTCTACAAGTTCGGCTATCAGTGGAACTGAAGTATAGCCGATGATAGGAATACCTTCGGAGATTGCGCGGCGAATGACCCGACTAAACCGATCATTATGTGATGCATACACCAAAACATCAAACGTATCAAAATCCGATGGATTATAGATGTAAGTATATTCATCAAGATCTCTTAGATGTGGTACTATAGAGTCACATATTAAACCAATCCTTTTAGGCATCATAAATTGTCTAACGCGTGACGCCGATGAATATCCTAGCGGCAGTTCGGTTGCAAATTGGTTGTAAATACGCGACGTGACATAATGACGATGACATCCTTCAAGCGTTGCGTGATTATAGTAAGATGAACTTGAATAACCAATCGCAATTATTTGTTGTGGATTAACGCCAGCTTCGATACACCGTTGGACATCTGATACTTCAACAACAAAGTATCCGCATAGTGACATGATATCATTTTGATTCAATGATACCGCAAGAGTGTTGACTTTAAGCGATACGGCATTTCTTAGGTCATTTAAAAATGCGTTAATTTCATTATCATGCCCCTCGACAAAGTTAATCATAGTGTTGGGTAATTTTTCTTCCATGAATCTATGCCGTGTGCGTTACGTTCATACCACCCTTGACCGGTATAGACATTCATAACATCAGTGAAGTACTTATCATACATATCACCAACACGTTCAAGCGAAAAATTTTCACCCCATTTACGACATGCCGCAGGTTTGATTTCGTCAATGCGATGTATTGCTTCGATGAAGTCTGACATTGTTCGGCAACGCCAGCCTGTAATTCCATGAAGATTATTTTCAGCAAACGCTCCCCAGTCCGTAGTAATTGTCGGCGTACCACTTAATAAGTTTTCGATTTGAACTCCACCAAATGGTTCGACATACATGCTTGGAAGGAATGATGCCTTTGCACCCGCCATCAGTTTCTTTCTCTTTTCGACGTCTGCATATCCAACATACTCAACATGACTTGGCAGATTATAACCATCTTCTTTTTGTCCAGCGATGACTAGCTTTACACCTGCTCTCTGTGTTGCTTCAATTGCGATGTGAACACCTTTTCCGTTATAGACACGACCTAGGTACAAGAAGTAATCTTCTTTCTTTTCCTGATATGTAAAGTCGTTTAAGTCAAAGTAGTTTGGAATGACAGTATCATACCAGCTTTGATTGCATGTACCAACATTCTTTAGACCACAATATGCATGATAGATTGCATAGCTTTCAAAGACTTTCCATTGCGCCCAATGACCACCAGCATATCCAATACCGGGCTCAACCACAATCATATCAGAGTGTGCATCACAAATCGGTTTTACACCTGCACCCCAAAATGGAAGAAGAAATTCGTTCTTACCTTTTCGCTTTCCAATCTCACGAATAGCATTACGATAGAATGTCTGATATGCATGATCATTTACGTCAAACTTAAAAAAAGTTTTTCGCCAATCATGATTACCATACGCCTTTTGTAGGTCGGCATTTGTTGTGACTGTTACGTGTTCATCACATTCAAGGTTTGAATCTTCATGTCCATAGTGAATAACGCGATGTCCTCGTGCTTTCATCATCTTACCGAACTTAACGGCCTTTTGTGTATATGCACATGCTACATATTCGGTATTTGATACCGTATGTGGTAATCCAAGCAAGTGGAATGTGTGTGTTTGTTTATTTTCCATTGTATATGTTGTTTAGTCGTTTGCGAAATTCATCAATCTTTTTTGTACGATCAGGCCAATAGATGTAGTCCTTTTCAGGATTTTTCTCAAGGTTATCAAGCAAGGGTAAGATGCTTTTATACATCTTTTCGAGGCGTTCAAGGCTGCTTGCTTGATTTGCTATCGAAGCTTGCACCGTCTCTAACTCATCTTCACTAACAGCAGTGAACCCAAAGTCAAATAGGTCTTCTGTATTGCTCATATAAGGTTTCCAATTCGGCCACCGTATGAACGCCGCTGATACAATTTATTCTTTTTCTATCTGTATCATAAATCCCAAGAAACGGAATAGAAGTAGAGCATCCACGATATTCACGTAGGTACTTGATAGACTCTAACGGATCGCTGTCAATATCGTATATCTCTAAAAGCATGCCGTGAATACTACAAAAATTGCGCAGCGTTTCTATGTACGCTGTGCAGAGGGTGCACGTTGGGATGATGTAAACCTTTATGACAGCCATTCTCTAAATAGGAAAAACGCAACCGATCCAACAACTGTAAGTATGCTTAAAATAAAAGCTAAAGCAAGTAGCACTAGCTTATGTTCACGTTCTTGCGGGGCATGACCAGTAAATTCCTTGATCAGGCGCTCCAGTTCTTTATCTTTATCTTTCTGAGTGTTCATATTACCAATGTTTGTTTACGAAGTGAACGATCACGTAAATGATCCATGCCGAAAATGTAAGTGACCCAATCATAGTGATCACCCAAAGAGTTGCAAATAGGTATCCGAGTTTGTTTTTCATATCAGTCGTTGTCGTAGTTAGCAGTGAAGTTTTCAATCTTTTCCCAACCTGCACTCTTACACATGTAAGCCGTACCGTTAATCATCAGAACATCGCCGACAGAAACAGCAATCTCACCAGCCTCATAAAAAGCCTTGAAGATAAATTGCTGTTCTTCGTCTAAAAAATCTGTTGGGTCGTTTGTAGCTTCAAAGATATATTCGCATGCGTGCGTTTCATCATCAGTTTCCAAAGAAAACCGCAGGTTCAGCGCGCGTCGGCGAGTAACCTCAGCTTTCTGCTGAAAGAAATCCTTGTCAGAAAGGGCGCGGAAAAGGGAAAAATTGATAGTCATGATTTAGTGGTGGTTTACAGAATTATTGTAACCAATTTACCGCGGAATGTAAATAAAAAAGTGATGAAATTTCACAGATTTTCATAAATTATTGAAAATCAGTCACTTATACACATTCTATGAAAAAAATTAACCTATTGAAAATCAACGGGTTATGAATTTCACGTGCGTTTTTAGCCCAAGTTTTTTCGCGACCGTGATCATATTTGAAGTTCCTACACTATTTCCGTCCCAGATGGCAATCAAAGCTTCCGCAACATTTGCCATCTGGGCATTACGAATCGGACCTGCACCCAATCCATGCTTCTTCCAGTCCGCGCGATAAACCTCAAACTGGATTCCGTGAGAAACTGCATAATGTTCACCATGAGCATCTGCTCCAGACGCTCCACCGCTGATGATCACTGATGGAGTCCATCCACACTGCTCTATAGCATCAACTACATCTGCGTAGTCAACTCCATAACGACAACCTGCAACAATAGTTCTCATAATTCATTTATAAATTGGATCTTCATGTTTAACCGGATGCCAAATGCCAGGCAATTCTACATCTGGTTTATGCATGTCATATGACCCCTGATGAAATATTCTGTTATGTAATGTTTTATTTTCATAAACATGAATTCCTAAGTAATTAATTATGGTTCCAAGCCGAGCCTCACTGAAAATCATGTCTTCTTGCATTTGTTTCAGCATAGGATTGGCATCAATAGAATCAACTATAAAGTTAAGGGATTGTGGGTCGGCTTGGATAACCGCAAGTGGTTGCAGGCACATGAAATGATGCTTAATCACATCTGGTAATTTTGGAGTTTCGCGCGATGCCCAATAGTATGCTATGTCTGAAGTTTCATGGTATGTAGTTCCAACGCCGTTTCGCACTGAAAAATAATTGTCAAACGTCTTCCCGTTAAGTCTTACATCATAATCAAAGAACAATACATTTTTCTCAGAAACCTGATTTCTGTTTTTTCTCCACCAATCTAATATGCGAACGTCTCCATCATACCACGCTCTTTCTCTTTCTGGAGTACCATGAGGAAAAGAATTTGCGTAACTAACCGACTGTTGAATATCTGGATATAAGTCGGTAAATCTAGCTTTATTTGGAGTTCCTGATAAAACATCAGTCATCCACACTACTCTAAAGTCAGTTCTCATGTTAGTATCCCCAAGCAGCAAGAGTATGTTGGAAAGGATCTCCTTCAATGTTCTTTACAAGACGTAGCATTTCTTGTGCAAGTTCACGAACCTCAACCTGCGCATGCTCGCTGTTTCGCAGCTTGATGAAGTTAGCAAAGGATCGCATGTTGAAACTTACATCACCCTGGATTTGAGAGTTGTATGTCTTAAAGAAACGCGCGCTTTCTTTTGCGCGTTTGCGTCCAAGAACTGGAGTAAGATCACGTAGACATTCATGATAAAGTACATTTCCATACTTGGTATATTCTTCCAATATATCCATCCATGATTCTTCACCCAATTGAATATCATCACCAAAAACTTTAACGCATTTTCCTGCCCTCATTACATCTTTCCAGTCTTCTGGCAAGTAATACTTGTCTTCCTTTAATTCTTTGTAGCGCGCGCTTTCGGCATTCATGCTACTAATACGATGCTTAAGCAAATGAATGTGAGTAGCGATGTCAGTGTCTACAAGGAAGTGTACGGTTCCTTTTTCAAATGGAGACTCATGTCCATCATTCCATAGCATGTTAATAAGCTTGGGGATACGTTCCCGTTTTTCATCTGAAAGTTCACGTGATGTAGATGTCCATGCGCTACATGCGATGACTTCATCACTACCGTAATGTCCAATAAGTTGTGCTGTGTTTTTCATTTTAATTTAAGTGCTGCGTAAATCAGTCCAAAGTTGGCTGTAGAATAACTATACCAGATGATTGCCCATGGTATGTTACCTTTGAGTCCATAGGATGTTCCGACGCATGCATACAGTAGCGCCGCAATTCCAATCACAATTGTTTCAAAACTCATAGCGAAGACTTTAATCGTTCATATGCATGCTTGCTACAATCAGAAGTGTTGGCCCATTGTATGATACCATCGACAGCAGTTTCGCAATGCCATCCAAAGAGGAATCCACCAATACGCTCTAGATCTTCAGCGTATCGTTCATCGGGTTTTTCTTTTTGAGCAGCAAGCATGTATTCAGCTAAGTCTGACATCTGTGCACGACTTAGCACAACCATGTCTGTGTATGGTTTACCTTTTAGCGCAGACCAAGCCGATGCAAGTCGATGTCTCCAACCGCGCTGATATGGATCTCGAACTAGATGCGATAATTCAAGCCCGAAGTGATGGTTATAGTCAGCATATAGGCCGCCATGACCACATTCACATTTGTAAAATTGTCCTTTCATAGTTTTCTTAACAGTCTTTTGATTTTGGAAGAGAATTGTTAAACGGCTTATAAAGACCAAGATCAGCTGCAAGACATATGCATGCACGTTGGCCATCATATGTCCGCAGTGCTTCATTAACGGTCAATCCATCGAGAAACTGGTGATTTGGTGTATTCATAAATACATCGTATCCATCTGGCAAGAAAACGTCACCACGTGACGGATCATTTAGAAGCTTAAACAAAGCACGCAGCTTGCTGCCTTCAATGATAAGATGTGCCTCAGGAGTCAGAAAGTCATCATTAAAATTTCCATACACTGGAATCTCAACTGTCTCGACAAACCGTGCATCAAGAGGTTGTCCAGTCTTTGGATCAGCTTTAGTTGCAGGCAGATACACGTGAAACGGAACTTTGCGAATTTCAGACAGTCCATAATAGGAACGCGGAGCATCTACATTGCGACCGCAGTCGCTGCAACGAAATGGGAACTCCTCATAAGGCATAGACTTTCCATTTTCATCATGCATACAACTGCGGTCAAACCATGTGTCCGTATTACTAAAACAATGTGGGCAATTATATAACATATTTCATTTAGCGATCTTCAACTTGCTAACATCAATCCCAAACTTAGATGCAATCTCGTCCATCGTCAAGACGATTTCTTTAGCAGTTTTAAGAAGGAATTCGCGGTTCCACAGTTTCTCTCCGTCGAGATACCAAGATTTATCACCATTAGCGTATTCAATGGCAGGTCCGTCTTCACGATGACGCTTTCCATTCAGCCACCATTCTTTATGACCATTACTTCCTTCATATGCAGGACCGTCTTCACGATGGCGTTTTCCATCGACGTACCAAACTTTACTCCCATCGGCATATTCAACCGCAGGACCATCTTTACGATGAAGTTTTCCATCGACGTACCATTCTTTACCTCCATCGGCGTATTCAATTGCAGGACCGTCTGCGCGATGGCGTATCGCTGCGCGATGGCGTATCGTCATTGCTTTGTCCTTGTAGTAATGCTTGTTTCCGTATTCGTTGATAATGTATACTGGAGTCATAATGTTCGTTTCGTGTTCGTTACTTCTGGATCTTCAACTTGCTGACTTCAATGCCAAACTTAGATGCAATCTCGTCAATCGTCAAGACGATTTCTTTAGCGGTTTTAAGAAGGAATTCTCGTTCATCGTGTTTCACTCCATCGACGTACCATTCTTTATGTCCATCGGCATCTTCAATTGCAGGACCATCTTTACGATGGCGTTTTCCATTGATGTACCAAGATTTATCTCCACCGGCAAGTTCAACCGCAGGACCGTCTTCACGATGATGTTTTCCATTGATGTACCAAGCTTTACCTCCACCGGCAAGTTCAATTGCAGGACCATCTTCACGATGAAGTATCGTCATTGCTTTGTCCTTGTAGTAATACTTGTTTCCGTATTCGTCGATGATAATGTATACTGGAGTCATAATTTATTTTATAGTTGTTTTATTCAAGTCTTAACGTTTAATGTGTATTTGATGTTTCGTACTTAGACATCTTTTGGCTTTCTGCGATAATTTATCTGCTTTTTGAGATGCACGAGCGCACCGTTCGACCGCCCGTTCGACCGCCCGATCAACTTGTGATTATATCTTTCATTGATTGCTTCCATCACTTTTGAAATCAACGCTTGATCGTTTTCATCAAACTTAATTTCATCACGCATCGCCTGCCAATCTTCGGCACATGTGATAGTTCCAAAATAAAGACCATATGCCCACCCTGAGCGAGGGATAGGAAATACATAATCAAAATCCTTGCGATCAATTACATAGACAGGTTGCTTGGTTTTCATATTAACGATGTTCTTTGAATTGATCAATGTCAAGGATAGTGCTGTAACAATCACGGAAGTCAACCCAGTGATAAGCATGGAAGTGACCACAGTAATGACGCTTAGCACCACACGCTTGAATTAGTTTATCATGATCAACACGTTCACGATAGCACAAGTCCCATAGAGTCTTGTCCTTTTCACACCAACTTGACAGCCCTTCTTTGTCAAAAGGACCAATCCAAGGCGGAGCACTATGCGTGATTAGTACATCACATGGAGTGACTTTAGATTCATCATAAACAAAGACTTCATTGGGCCAATATGAACGACCTTCAACGCGATAGAGACGGTCGATACTTACGGCGCCACCGACAAACAGGAAGCGTTCTCCATTGAATGTTTCGGCGTGATAGTCAGGCAGCAACCGTAAGTTACTCAACTCGATGCGATTTGGTCCATTGAAGTATTGAGGATCATCGTGATTGCCTCGGATACTCATGAAGTGAATGTTCCGACCCAAGAAGAACGTATTGAGCTTGCGACATCCACTAAGTTCTCCTTTTGCTGGATGCTGAAAACCAATTCCCAAGTCACCGACGCAGATGATGTAACAATCGCGCAGATCATACTTGTCAATGTTTTCGCGTAGACGAGCAAATTGCCCGTGCACGTCGCCGAGAATGTAAATTGGTTTAACGAGATTCATATTAGTAATTATCACGAGCGGTCATGATCAAGTCAGCCGCAAGTTCGGAGTCAAATGAGTAGTTGACAGAGCTGTTGTCCATTGCCTGAACAAGAAGATCATATTCAGAGGCAACACGAGCCTTAAGCTGCTCAACGGTGTATTTCTGCGGTTGGGTTTTGATGTCCATCAGTTCCTCATGAAACGATGGATCGGACAACTGCACGTTCACCATGTAATCGCCGTCCGTAAAGAGCCGCTGACCGACACGGCAAAGACGCATGATCTGGACGAAGTTCTTCGGAGAAAAGCCGTATTGAGTAACTACTTCCTTACGCTTGCCGCCAAGGCGGCCGCTACGTTCACCAGTCGCAAGTCGCATTTCGCTAAAGACATAGCCTTTAAGACTGCCCTTCAGCACATAGCTGTCGATGAGATTATAACGATTTTCACGGATGCGCTTAAACAGCGTAGAAGTCACAGTGAATGAATGTTCAGGAGCAAAGAGGATTTCAAGCACCTGGGTATTGGACTTGCGCAGCAGTTTCAGGTAATGAGTCAGCTCATAGTAAGCCGAATCAACTTCACCAGTTTGAACGATGCTCTCGATGCTGTCAAAGCCTGCAACATATTGCTTATCTGAAGCGAAGAACAAGCCGCGGTAATCAATGTCGCTGTCAGGCGTATTGAGACCATAAAGAGTAGATCCGCCGATAAGTTCGCAGAGCAAACGGCCGCGGCATTTTTCGAAGGAAGGGTGGGTAGTAATTGAATGATTAGTCATCGTGATTGTTGATTGATAAAGTTCTGGAGATCGGCGAGCATTTGTTCGGTTGTCTTTGCGTTTTCTTCGCCACGGATGTAGTCCTCAAGATCAGTTCGATACCAATCCTCAAAGTCTTGTGTTGTTAGCAATGAAAGTAGTTGTTTAGCATCCATAAATTATTCTTCTTCGTCAAGTTCTTCTAGAATCTCATTGCGACGTTCAAGCAATCGTTGAAAACCGCGATCACCAGGATATACATCGTCAGCTTCCCATTCAGCAATTTCGTCTTCAATTTCTTTTAATGATTCGTAACGGTCCATGTATTATCCTTTGATTAGTTCTCCAAGTTCGACGAGCGTATCCCAATCATTAGGATCGATGCCCATCTTACGGTAATTCTCCTCAGCTGCAGCCTGCATCGCATCATACGGATCAGGCATAAACCAATAGCCGAAGTATTCGTCGACCTGTCCTTCAGCGCGGGTGCGAGCACGCTTGTCGAAGATTGTTCGGTTTCTTTCACAATAGCTGCAGCTGCCATGATTGCGGCAAGTGTAGTCACATCGGCGAGAATCGCGGTATTCTTTGCGGTGTTCCTTACCGCTTTTGATTGCTTTGTCGAGGCTCATATTGTGGTGGTTTGCTTACAAGATCATTATAAACGGAAAACCGACCGATGTAAACAAGAAAATTCATAAATTTTCACTTTTTATGAAAATTTCTCCAAAATCTCCAAAATTGCATAGTCTTTGTCTTTCAGTTCGACTTCCCAGGTGCATATGTCGCCGTTGTTTTTGACGATTTCCGGGATATGCGATGCGCGACGAGCATGCTTCGACGTACCGTCAATACCTTCGCTCCAGTGGAAAATTGGTCGATGTTGCCGCCAAGTAGAAGAAAACATAATTGCATACACGTCTTCAACATACTCAGACGGATTGCATGCGTTATGCAGATTGTCAAAAACAAGCGGACGAACGTCGTGGAAGAAAGCGTAAAGGTTGTCGCAATTCCAAAATCCTTTGTCCTCATTCTCAAGAACAAGGCGTGCACGTACACCGTCATTACAACGCGCAAGATTGTCGATGAACCGTTGACGATAACCAAGGCAGTCTTCAATCTTAAACTTTGGACTAGCGTTTAGATGCAAGCACATGGACGAAGAAAGGTCCTGAGGCAACCCCATCATGTCAAGAACATTGCTCTGATGATTCAGCTCATTAATTGAATTGATGACAACATCCTCGCTGTAAGAAGCAAGTACATTATACTGATCTGGATGACAACTGATGCTGATATTGTTTACGCGTGCAAACTGTCCAGCAGCCGCAAGATTGTCGCGAATAAGTTGCATGTCTGGAAGATCATCATAACACAGTCCGAGAGTCTTATCGGTGACTAGTGGGAACATTGAGCTGCTGACGCGGTAATGAGAAATACCAACCGCTGATAGATGTGGCAAGATATCGCATCGAATAGTGGACGCATTATGCAATGTACGAGCGCTTAAGATTTGCAGCGCGCGCTCGCGTGGCATACTTAGGTACTGCTTGCGTGTCATTGTCTTAAAAGCAACCTTGCGGCTATTCTTAAGAACTTCAGAAATACAAACAAGACCGAGGCGTAATTGGCGCATGCCAAATTATACCACAGTTATGACGGAATGTAAATCTAAATCTTACGTATTGCAGAAATAGTTTTTGAGAGAAATTCCTCTTTAATTCCATGAATCGCGCTTAGATTCTTAGAATGCGCAGATGTCACCATGTTCTTCCATTCATTTGCATCGCGTATGTATCCGCAACATGGAGTGTAGTAAGACTCTAAATTTGACGGCTTTATACCAAGAACGACACATGCTTCAGCTAACCAACGATCACAGTATTCATGCTTACCTTCAAGTACCTCATACTTTGAAATCGCATTGAAGTTCTCCCTCGTTGTCATCCACGGACTATGAGTAAACCATGGTGCTACAAAATTTGGCTCATAGTCATACATTGGTCCACATCCACGTAAAGTATCATCGGTATATGGTAGGTTGTAAATTAACGTATCATATTCAACTATGCATGCGTCTGCGTATGAACTTGCAATTTGGCATGCATAACGCATACGTTCACAATTCCAGTATCCATGATGTTCAGATAGACCGAGCGAATGTACCTCACTGTGGTATTCAACAATGTCGTCTAATGGACACACCACGCATATTTTGTCAAAGACAGCTTCCCAATTTGGTAGATGTAAGTCGAACATCTTTTGTGCTTTTCCATGAGCAAGTATTATTCCAATCATTTTGATTTAACGTAATCCATCAGTTTAAGCTTTGATTGCACTCCTATAGTAAAATTTGCATGAAACGCGACAACGTTGTCTTCTAATAAGAATTCTTCACCTCCCAACGTTCAACTTCGGAGTTTATGTTTCCGTATGTAGTGAATGAATCGTCAAGAAACCCAAAATCTAAATCAATTTCTTCAGTATGTAGCATGTTATTTATGACAGTCTGATCGGCTGCAGTATGAACATATTCGCCCTTTAGATGATTAAGACGATTTAATACTTCGGTGAAGAATGAAATGATTTTCTCGTTATTTTTAGCAATGAACATTCCGCTACAAAAATCTCCTCGATCACGTTGAAAACATATGTCATGTTCTCCTATAGATTTGCGCATAGCCGATACGGCGTCACCTCTTATGACAATGTCGCTATCAAAGTAAGCAACCATTGAACACGAAGTGGCCTCGAGATTTTTTAGGAGTGTTTGTATCTTAAACTTTACGACATCGTAAAAGTGCGAAGTCATAAAATCACCCGAAGGTAAATCACATTGCACAATTTCTAATTGAACACCGCATTGTTCTAAAATTGCAAGTTGCAGTTGGTAGGACATTTCTAAATAATCTGACGTGCATATAGTAAAGTCCTTAAACATAATGTTATATATAGTTAATATGATTACTGATATTTTTATTAAGACATGCAATCACGATAAGCAATATCACGAGTATTGCCTACAGTCCATTAAAAAGTATTGCACTGGATTTAGAAACACCGTTGTAGTTGAAGGCGAGCATGAAAACGGATACATCTATCAGCAAGTCATAAAGATGCATGCAGACGAATACACTGATGCTGACTTCATATTGGTCACTGATTCCGATACACTGTTTAATGAGCCAGTGACACCTGAATCATTTATGGCTGATGGAAAACCGATTTGGTACATGACTCCGTTTAGCACTATATTCAATGACGAATCGTTACCTGCTAATAATCGCAACACTTTAAATCATTGGAGTAAGTCAATGTATGATTTTTGTGGAATTGAGTCGCCGTTTGAATTTATGAGACGTCAGCCTTTCATGTTTCCACGTTATGTTCTAAAGGATATTCAACAATATTGCTTAAAAACTCATGGGAAATCGCTTAAACAATATCCGCTTGACAAAGGAGTATTCACTGAATGGAATGTTCTTGGTTTTTATTGTTGGTTGTATCATCGCGATGCATTCACGTGGATTAACACAGATGATGGTATCGGTGATGCACCGGTGAGGCAGTTTAAGATATGGGGTGATACTGCTGATGAGAACCTTGAAGAAATTAAACAGATACTGGAAAATCCAAACTTTGAATTTTTACAAAACGGACAAATGATTTTGTCCAATGATACACATCTTAGCACTTGGGCAAAGGAGCACCGCAACATTATAACCGATCCATACTTGTTCAAATTCTTAAAACCATATCTTGATAAGGCACAGTGCGTCTGGGACATTGGAGCAAACATTGGAGACCATACACGTGCATACTTAGACATGGGTAAGACGGTTTATGCATTTGAACCTAATCCATTAGCATATGAATGTTTATGTCATAACTGTCCAGACTCTCATAACTATAACCTAGCTGCAAACTCAAAGGATGACGAGCTTACATTTGAAACATTAGCCAATGTAGGAGCAAGTCGCATATCTGAGAATGGAGAAATAAAGGTGAAGGCCGTCAAACTCGATACGCTTGATCTGCCAAAACCAGACTTCATTAAAATAGATGTTGAAGGCTGGGAAATCCATGCATTGCAAGGTATGCAAGATAGTATCAATACGCATAAGCCGATGCTTTTCATTGAAATAAATCATGGAGCATTATCACAAAACGGTCATACCGCAGATGACATTCTAAATTTTGTTAAATCCGCAGGTTACAAAAACATTATCACATACCCAATAAATTCAGTTATCAGCGATCCACAATTAGACATCTTAGCATTTTAATAATATGATAGTACATTCATACATACAAACACCAGGCGGCATGGGTCTTGGAGACTTCCTAAGAGGCTCATTAGCATGCCATCAACTATGCACATCTGGCCGAACACCGTATGTCATAACATTTAAAGATCATCCAATCGGCGAGTTTATCATACCTCGCGGAAGCGTGCCAGATGTACACATCAATAACTTAAACAATCAATGTAATCGTTTAACGGACTTGCGCGCTAAGCTGTCTGAATTTAGAAGTCGACTTCGAGGTAGACATCCAACAATCGGAGTTCATTGTAATACATTCCCATCATTCCCTTTGAATCGACATACTAAGTTATTCGTTAGTCATGCATTTACTCCTAATGATAAACTGCAAAGCATGATTGATGAAGTGACTCCAACCGAGCCATATGAAGTGATTCACGTGAGAACTGGAGATAAGCTAGCATATTCCACCGCAATCAATTTTACAGTTGATGTTGATCGTGACAGCATGATGAAATACATTATTGATAAGATCAATGAAATTTCATCGCAGACTAGCAATAAGCTGATTATTATGTGTGATTCAGATGCAGTCAAAAAAGAGCTTACGTCTGTATGTAATGTCCATCCTACCGCCGCAAGATCGGTTCATATGAACATAGTTGAAGTAGATGATACGTCTGGAGTGACCGACACACTCGTTGACTTCTTCCTTCTAAAAACCGCAAAAGCTATACACCAATTTTCAGTGCATAACTGGGGATCAACCTTCAGCAATTGTGCTCACTGGTTGTATGATGTGCCGCTGAAATGTTACAAGTTAGACACGCTTTAATTGTCAGGATAGATTAAATTCATCAGCGCATTCAATAAAATGATCGCAATGATTGTAGCGGTTATCCAAAAGATCGGAGTTGGAATGTCAAAAGAGATTGTCGTAGACGAGTATACTTTTCGGCTTGATAGTATGAGCAGCGGCGAGCGTAACGACTGTCAGAATGACAGTTGTAGTCAAGCTTATCACACATACCATTGCGCCCCTTTTCCCAAGTTTTGACTCGGATAAAATGTTTGCAATTTCCGCATGTTCTTTGCCGCTTACTCATACCTATATGCCGTAGGTTCTCAATGCGTGTTTTCGAGCGCCTGGATGTAAGTAACGATTGAATCGCTCCAACCGTCAATATGAGTCCAAGGGCCATAACCAACACCGTTCTTGTAAGAAGCAACGTTGATCATGTAGCTCTTCTTGCACACTGGATCTGGAACTCGTGTCGAGCTCTGTTCGTCGGTGATAACGATTAGACGATCACAGTTGATTCCATTGACCGTTTTAACCGCATGCCCAAGATCAGTTCCGCCGTATGGCTGAGAACGATTGATAGCTTCGGCGAGTGCAAAACCACGACGTGGTGCAACTTCACGAACTGCAGTTGAGAAAGTATGAACCTCGACGGTATCACAAATTTCACGTAGCAGCATAGCAAGTCCACATGCAGTGTCAATACGGTTGATGTCACTCTTGTCGCTGATCTTCCAAATCATCGAACCAGAGACGTCGATCAACACTACAGTCTTACCTGGCAACTTAGCGTGTCCCTCCAAACACTTAAACATACCAGCTTCAAGTTCAGCTTCAAGACTTGGTGCATGACGCGCAGCACTGATGAAACGAAATGGAAGAACACGATCTGCATTGATATTACGCAATGCGTCACGAATTAGCATGTCGTCCACACCAGCGTTCTTCATGTTACGAAGGTTACGCAACAGCGCCAATGCACCCAACTTATTTTCGGACAACAGACGAGTCCAAGAAGCCTTCTTGTCAGACGAAGCCGACAATTCAACTTCCCAGGTATCTGGAGTCTTCAATTCGTCGTTGACAAGGCGCTTCCAAAGAGCAGCCTGTTCGGCATCCTTTGGCTTAGCGTGTACCATGAACAAGACGTCACGCAGCTTGATTGCACCATCACGATTATACTTTGCAAGAGCATATTCATTGAACTTGGTGAACGCCGACGCAAGACCTTTCTTGACCTGCTTAGCAATTGGGACACGGCCATTCTTCCAGTAGAGAGAAAGGAACTCAGAGAGTTCGTCTGCACGCTGGATGACTGCATACAACGTCTGTGCAACATACTCGCGCTGATGCGCGTTTTGTGCCATAAGTCGAGCAATGTAAAGCGGCGTATGACGCAGCTTCATTGAGGATCGACATTCAATTGCAATCTCCATTGCTTCCTTACCGCTTACGCGTGGAACAAGATCTGCGATGCGTGAAGCGATATCGACACCGCTTTCATAGAAACTATTTTCCCACAGCAAACACGACATAACGGTGCGTCGCAATTCTTGCTTTGCATTGATGTTTTTCGCAACCGCGCCTTCGTGGGTGAAGTTCTTCGGAGTATTCTTAATGTTTGTTTTCATGTGTTTATTATAATCAAAAATGTGACAGATGTAAATAAAAATTTATGACTGATGTAATTTATTTCGCAAGCACCCAAGAGTCAGCTTGCGGAGATGCATTTGTGTAGACTCCTTGAATGTAGTATGGAAGACGAGTGGTGTCAAGTTTCCAATCAGGACGTTGATCAAGACAAGTAATCACCATGTTACGACGATAGGAATCACGATGATATCCATTGTCAACCGTCAAGGCATAGTCAATCAAATCATAGTCAAGTTCTCCAATTCGTAAATGTTCTTGCCAGGGATTAGTAACATTAATCTCTTCATCGGTATTGACCAATTTGATTTCAGTTTCATTTGGCATCCATCCGCGACCATGACGTGTGAGATAGCAACGCGACACATAGAATAATTCGATGTCACGAATACCCAAGCGCGACGCATGTTCAATTGCGTTCTTGCACGTCGTATTACCGTAAGTTACGTTTGGAAAGATACCATGATCCATGTCAAGAAGAACTCCCTGAGAACCTTCATAGATCAAATTGCGAAATTGGTTTGGGTAAAGGTTAGCAATTTCAAACGCGACATGTTCTTTGCTTAGTTCAAGAGCTGCTTCGAAAGATTCAAGTTGCTCGTTTACTTCAGAATGAAAAGCACTGTAAAACGATTGACCGTGTCCAAGACCGTCACTATCATTAAGAGCTTCAGAATGAACTTTACGTGCATAGTACATTTTAATGCCGTCGAGCTTTTGTCTTAATAGTTGAGGATAAAGCAAATCGCTTACATAAATCTTGTATGGTGTTTCGTCATGACGCTTTAGAGTAGCGCCAACTCCCATGCCACAGCTCCCATGTCGTACATCACCTGCACGACCGCCAGAGTAAGCAGCACTTTCTTTTGCACGATTGTAAGCAACATCATATGGTGTAGTGAGACGTGTCTGAGGATGGAAATACAGCTTTGGCTCTATACACTTTTCACGCAGAGCAAAATACTCTGTCAGTGTTGCCTGCAGACTCATCGTCGCATGTTCAGTATAATAGGTAGGAATACCTTGAAGAGTTCCGGAACCATACGTAGAAAAGACATGCTTAATCCCTTCGCGGATAACAGTATGACCGCATTGCTGACCGCCACTAAAGCGAACAACTGCTACAGACTCGCCGCGGAGGACGGCCTGACGGCAGAGATTATCCACCGTCAGGCCTTTACCACCATCACCAAAAGAGGTGTCAATTACAATTTGCGCTTTCATGCTTTACAGCAACGGAGATACCGCATCGCTATCCTCACTAGGAACCGTCACGGATTCACGCTTACGTTCAGAAGTTTGAACGGTTTTACCTTGCATACGCTGCTCGACAATTTGTGCAATCGTATTTGGAACTTCATTGTGATCATTCAGAATCACACAGTTAGGACCAAGCAACTGTACCCATGCAGAGTCGGTTCTGCGATAGCCGTGATCCAAGCTAAGGTGATAGATGTCAAACTTTTCAGATGCAGCTTGGAACAGTTCTTCAGCGGTCACAGTCTTTTGATGCAGACCATTAGAGCCGTAGATTCCATTAAACGCATTTGCTGGAAAGTTCTTCAGGAACGGTTCGTCACCAATTGTGAAGAGCAGACCCTTTTCCTTGCGCTTATCCCATGAGTCAGTTTGAACACGATTTGCCGCAAAGTCCCATGCAAGTGGATAGCTTTCACCTGCATTGCCTCCGCCGCCACCTTCAAGGTAAGTGCGAGTAAGCCACATGTCAAGTTCGGAGTCTCCGCTTTCGAACTGCGCAGCTTGGACAGGATAGCGGTCACATTCGTGGTCGCCGATTGCAAGGAAGCAAAGAGCAGCATCAGGACATCCGTTTTGAATGATACGACCCATGATCTTTGGCAGACCATCAGCAATAAGCATTCGAGGAATAGCGCCCATGGAACCAGTCACGTCAAGAGCAAGAATGATTGGGAAGCTGTTTGGATGAGCTTCACTATCACGTGCTTCACGGAACACAACCTTAGTCGAATCCATTTGTTCATGAACACGACGTTCGCGTTGCTGCGTAAATGTTACGTCAACGGGAGCACTGGCATAACAAGCAGCGGTTGCACGTAGAGTACGTGCGTCGGTAGAGTAAGAAGTCCAACCCATGATATTATTCTCCGAACAGTTTACCGTAGCTTTCCTTAGCAATGTCAAGCGTAATCTGAAGAGTACGAATCTTGACACCAAGCTCAATATCCTTCTTGACGAAGGCGGGTGCATCAAAGTCAGATGCAAGGATCAGCGAATCGGCACTTGTCGGAGAAAGGTCAAGCATGTTGACACGTTCACGCGCAAGCTTCTTCATCTGCATTTCCAGGTCTTCGATGTTACGCTTGTAAAGAAGCTTAGCATCCTCAGTAATAGCAACTGCACGATCGCGCTTGATGCTACGGTTATTACGATTGAGATTGTCGAAGAATGCGCCTTTAAGGTCATTATCATCAATCTCGCTAATGTTGGTATCAGTTTCAGTCATAGTGTTTGGTTAATAGAAGTTGTGCCGGGAATAGTCTGAGTCGGAGGTTTGTTTTTGCTGACAGATGGTTTTAGTTACACTGCCAGCTAGTTGTTTTTCTTATATTGATGCAACCGAATCATGCACCACGGCATTAAATTGTCAAATGGAATTGATTTCCAATTTCATACGTTTATTATAATCAAAAATAAGTCAGATGTAAATGAGAAAATTAACAACCTGTCATTTTCTTGATTTCATCCAGTGAGATGAAGAAAGAGTTACGTTGTGGCCATAGGACATCTACGCACGTGTTGATGTACCGAGGGTCAGGCTTGCGCCAAGGACCCCATCCACGCATGATTGTTGCGTTATGAACGTGACCATGAATGTTACATTTGCGTGCACGCATTTCGTCTGGATGTATGGGCGCATGCGTAAGCCACATCCCTTTGTACTTAAGCATGCCATGAATTTCTTCAAAAACATCGCACTGTCGAGAGGTTAGTACAAAGTCATCATGATTACCTTTAATCAGAATCTTACGTCCTGGCAGGTTACCAATCAGATCAAGTGATGGGTAATCAAATGCAACGTCGCCCATCATGTAAACAACGTCACGCTTGTTAATCATGCGTTCCCATTCGCTCGTAAAGAGTTCGGTGTTATGTGCCGTGCTTTTGACCCAAGGTCTGAACTTAGCGATGTTCTTATGCCCTAGATGCGGATCTCCTATAAAATATACGCTCATACAGATTGTGAAGAAAGAATATGTTTAATCAATAGATCAGTTGCAAGATCAAGCGGAGTTGCGTCACGGACAACAAGATCTTCGGACCAACTATGCGAAGTGGCATAATTTTCACGGAGCATCAATTTGCCATCTGAAACGAAATTGCCAGAGACCCACTTTGCGGCGTTTCTAATTGTTTGAATCGCAATACGACGTTGCTCTTCTTTACCAATTTCAACCTTGAGAATTTGCTGTGCGGTAACTTGCATATGGTCCGTTTGATTATGATATTATTATAATCAAAAATTCACGGAATGTAAACAAAAAAATTCTCCGCTAGAAAAAAGATTCCTAGCGGAGTGCTTGTGTTTTGAGGTGATTAGTTGATGAACTGATACAGTAGATTTGCTCTATTGATGATCTCGTCAGTGGTTGGCAACTTATTAAGTAACTTTTGCTTTTCAACCGGGTCAGCTTCAAGATTGATTGCTTCATAGTATGCATGCATCAAATCCGAATGTGCAATTCCCAGGACGTCTAATCTAATTTCGTACGCGTTTTTATTCATGTTTGTTTGTGTGTTATGTATTAAATGAATTTTTAATACAAATCTATATATACGACAAAAATCCCTGCTAAGAAAACCTAGCAGGGATTTTATGATTACCGTAAATAATTATGAATATCTTTAACGATTAGAAAGTGCATCGTTAACTTTCTTAATGAAATCTTCGTCAAGTTGTGGAATGTCTCCGCCCAATAATTCTTCAAGCGCAGCGCTTTCCTTAATACCTAATTCAATGGCGCGTTTATTAAACGCATTCATATAAGCCTTATATGTTGTCAATCCGCTATAAGCTGACATTTTTGTTTTTGAAGCGTCTGCACCATAATACTTTAAAAGAGAAGTTATAGCTTTTTTATCAAGCTTTTTTATAATCTTCTTATCACGCTCAAGGTTATCCATTTCTAAATCATAATCATCTGCTGGTGATTTTTTGTATGCTTCGGTAACATCTTCCTTAAGCTTCATTAGACGGTCAAGAACAAAATCTCTTGAACCCATCTTGCGTTGATTGAAGGAGATCTTTGTCTTTGGAAGATCCTTAGCCTTGAAGGTAATTGAATTGCTGTCGATAGAAACAACAGCACCAAAGTTAGTTTTATCACCAACCTTTAGTCCTTCAGCTTTCTTCTTGATTTCTTCAACGCCTTCTTCAAGTTCAGATGGAGTTTCGATTTGTTTGCCCTCAAGAATTGCTGCAGCTGCTGCATATAGAGGATCGCCGTTATAGTGAGTAAAGTTGCTCATTTTGTTTATTTAGGAAGTAGTTGTATTGTATTTATATTACTTCTAATTTGACAATAAGCTAAGAATTTGGAAAATTGCGGGACGGCACGCGTGCTGTATCCAGAGCTGCCTCGTAGAGTGTGGCCTACACTCCGTCAACGACAGAATAGATCGTCCCCTTATTATATCATATACTATCATTTATCATGTACTCATATAGAACTTTTCTATAATTTGTTCTATAAGATCTTGGTGCGCATGGTGGGACTTGAACCCACACGCGGAACATGCCGCATCACCTTCTCAAGATGACGTGTTTACCATTACACCACAAGCGCAAAATTAAAACTTAAGAGCATCGAGACTCCCAGTTAATTTGTAATTTGGATCGTCTTCAACAGCGACTAGAAGTGTCTTATACTTATCAAGTTTAGCCTTAAGCTTGTCATGATTAGAGACAAGCTTAGCTAAAGATTTCTCCATTTTGGAAATCATCGATTCAAGAGATTTCTTATCTGCTTCAGTTGAAGCAATAGTCTTCTTAATTTCTTTAATTCGAACTTGATGAAATTTTTGTTCTTGATTTTCAGAAAATAGAATTTGCGAAGCAGCTTCAAATATTGAGTTTGGTTTGTGATGCATATCTGTTATTTATTAAATAGATGTAATTACCATTACACCACATGCACGAAAGTGGAGCTCCTAGAGAATTTTGAAATCTCGGCCTCATCCATACTCAAACATATTTCACATATTGAAGTTTTCATCAATTATATTTATCAAAAGGATGCGCTCTTCCTCTGAGCTATAGGAGCAAATAAAATGGCAGCCCATGAATGAATCGAACATTCTTCCCATGTTTCAGAGACATGTGCCTTACCAATAGGCTAATGGGCAATTAAAAGTGGTACGGGTAGAGGTAATTGAAACCTCATCTCAACCTTGGCAAGGTCGCGTCATAGCCATTAGACCATACCCGCATTATAGAAATTGGTGGAGATGGCGGGAGTTGAACCCAGCGTCCACAACCAGTGCATCAGCATCTGTCCTACAATCATATTAAGAGTTTATTGTCATCTTACTGACTATCTGCATAACGGAACAGCGCCCGAGTGTATCATCTCTTATACACTTCGTAGCATAATTTCTCTATGCATGATATCCTCTGTCGTTCGCTTATCAAATAGAGGAGTCATTGACAAACGATCGCGGCTTAAGCAGCGAGAGCTAAGGTATTTTCGCCTTTTGTTGTTTTGCACTTAAGAGGTCGTGCAGACCTTTGATTGCAGATGCTGTTTCTCCGATTATGTCGAAACCAAAACATCCCCATAAAGTGGTGGAGGTAGCCGGGTTCGAACCGACGACATTCTGCTTGCAAAGCAGACGCTCTACCAACTGAGCTATACCCCCATAATGCAGCGGGGCTTGCGCCCCGCGTTGAAATTTATTTATACACAGTCCTTAAGCGTGTCGCACATCAGCACTGCGTCGTCAATTGAATCACGCTTACGCTGCGTGCCTTTAATTGTCGAGCGTATTGCAGCTGCCTTTGTGCCAACGATTTTCAAGAACGAGCTTTTCTTAAGCTTGCCGCTTTTCATTTGGCTTGAAGCATTGGCAAAGCCAGTGTACTTGATTTGATCGGACATTTGACAAATGGTGCCTTGTGTAGCGTCCATTTCATGCAACAGTGCAATGAACATTTCTTGAGGATCGGTAATACCCTTAAGGTGCTCAAGCTTGCCTGCCACAAAGTTCTTGTTAAGGTCCTTTGTGATTTTGCGCATTTTCAGCGGCGGAGCAGCCTTTGTGCGCACCAACTTAAGCCCGAAATTACGCTCAAGGTACTTGTTAATTACATGGCCTTCACCAATGTAATCAGCGCCAATGAACATGTTTGCAAGCTTGTCAGCAGCATCAGCATAACGAGGCGGTGAATTTTCACGAGGGTACCCGCCACCTTTGTAATGGAAATACTGATTCAAGCCAGCGGCCACCTTTACGGAAATGCCGAACAGCCTAGCATATGTACGCTGAATGCAATGCATACGGCGCCAATGCACCTGATTGAGGGTGACACGAATGTTCCCGCAATCATCAATGATTTTTGTGATATTTTTTGCCATGTGTGTTTTCAATTACAGCATATAATCGGCGGCCAAATCAAGCAGGCGTCGAGCGTGCTTTTCTTTGATGCCCTTCAGCGCATTTGCGGAATATTGAAATTTCTCAAATACGTTTTGCGCGTCAATGCCAAGCGCAGCTGTTTCATCATAATCATCTGGCGGAGCCAATTCAATGTATGCTGGGTAATCAAGATCAGCTCCCTCAATGAAGATAGGGATTGACAGGTACCCGTCATCGGCAGGCGCATAATCGGTGCTTATACGCGCATGTGGCGTAAGCGTGTCGAAAATCGCCTGAATGCGCGCAACCTGATCGGCTAGCGTTTTCATGTTTAGCGGTTCCATACAGCGCCATTATACACCAAATTGCGGCAAATGTAAACAAGAAAATTCACAAACGTGAAAAAAGTTTCAAAATGCGGAAAAATGGCCGTAAAGAGGAAATTCGGGGAAAATTTGCCGCCTATGCGGATATTTACCCGTAAAGTCCGGGATTTCCTCATTTTAGAGAAGTGGCGGGTGAGGGCGGCATCGAACCGCTGACCTTCATAGGGTCACTACGATTTTCGAAATCGTTTGAGGAGCCAACCTCAGCAACACCCAAAATTGGCGGAAGCCGTGGGGTTCGAACCCACGAGGGCTTTATAGGCCCCAGCTGTTTTCAAGACAGTGTCCTCGTCCATCCGGGCGACTTCCATAAAAATCTAAAACTAACATCTTACCTCTTCGGTCAAGTTTCTTCCACTTTGACTTAAAGGATATGCTATCGGTACCTCCAAACATACTTGCGTTTGAATGAACTTCAGCGAAAGCAGTTAGGAGCAAAGTAAATGCATCAGCGATGCTTAGGCGGAGCGCATTGACCTCTTCGGCGGTTGCAGTATGCAACAACATATCAAGACCAATTAGGCGTGCAACCTCATCTTTGGAATCTGGTAAAGCGCGATAAGTTCTTTCGGAAACAGCAGCATGATTAGGAAAATGTCTTTTACCATTCTCGTCAATCTCTAAACAGTATGGCTTGCCACAATCATGCATTACGTTGTATTCTTTGATGATCTCAACGTTATGCAAATTGTCAAGTATAAAACCATAATGATCAGTGAACCAAGTTGGTATCTTCATGCCATCGGTATCCTTCCTCAAGATTCGTTCTGAGAAAGACCACACACTTAAGCCATGATCCAATATCGTTTGTGTTTCCGTCTGTTGAGTTCTCGACATGTCATCAAGAACATTCTGTACCTATGCGTTTGTTTTCATATTTGTATTTATCTTTGAGAGTGGTGCTTATGATGGGATTTGAACCCATACCACAGGAGGTTAGAATTCCGTGCTCTACCGTTGAGCTACACAAGCATTAAAGTGGTCAGCGCTCTCGGTAACGATCCGAGTTCCTCAGGGTAAAAACCTGATGCTTCACCATTAAAGCTTAGCGCCGATATTGAAAATTGGTACACCTGGTTGGACTTGAACCAACGACCCCCACCTTATCAAGGAGGTGCTCTAACCACTGAGCTACAGATGCATGTTTCGGGAACTGGCTACGACAGTATTTTTCGCGCTCTAACCATTAAGCTATACCGCTACGAAATGCATTCGGTTTAGGTATGCACTTTGCAGCAGCAGAAGGATTCGAACCTCCACCTCATCTGTAACAATAGAAGGAACTGTCATATATCACCACGAAAAGAATTATGAAGCACATATAGTTTGCTTGCAACAGGATGGCCATCATCGGACTAACTGAACGTCCGCCGTTAGACACAAGAGTGTCGCTTCATAAAGTTTGGAGCCGCAGGTCGGATTCGAACCGACGGAGTTGTTTCCAATCCGGTTTACAAAACCGGTGCAATCGACCACTATGCGACTGCGGCATAAGAAAGGGCTGTGAGACAGGGACTTAAACCTCTCATAGACGTCCGATCAGAAATCGTCTATCGCTGCAATTAGCTTCCCACAATTAAAAATTGGCTCCCGCTACTACCACTGAGCTACTCAGGATTTGAAATTTTGCAGTGTGCTTTGTTCGTGTCTTGACATTTACACTAAGAGGAACACGACTCCCTCTGAGGGACGCCGGCAACCATCATGGTTGCTTTTCCCTCTCTACTGCTAAGATGTTTGGTAGGGGCGACGGGAATCGAACCCGCTATCCACCGATTATGAGTCGGGAGCTGATACCATTAAGCCTCACCCCAATTAAATTGGTAGCCGTGGTGGGACTCGAACCCACACTTTACAGATTTTAAGTCTGTTGCCTACTGCCGATTGGGCTACACGGCCATTGAAAATTAGTTCTGATCAGGTCTCTTATTACAGAAAGTGGCGCCTCGAGTAGGAATCGAACCTACATCGTTCCATTACGGTTCTACGCGTTAGAAGCACGTTCCGATACCGAGGCCAATCGAGAAAGTTTTGATTTATGCATGCCATTGTTTTTACCGGAATTTCTTCCTGATAGCAAAGCTTGCCTGGATAAATGATGTTTTTCTTCGTCCGTTAACTTACGAGATCTGCATGCCGAAGAACAATATTTGACAAGGCGCTTACCAAAGAAAATCGTTTTACACTTCAAACATTGTTTTTCAATAAAACGATTCCAATGATCGCGTCCAGCAATCCATCCTTCGGGTATCGCATCAGTCTTTAGAATCTTCTTGTTTTCTTTAAGGTCAATATTGCATATCCAACGTGTACCGTGTTGGGAATTGCGTTCTCCAGATTGAGAAGCTGAATTTCTAATCGAAGTTAGCTTCGCACATTCCTTACGAATCTTTTCATACATTCTAGAATTCTTAATGTATCCAATGCCGCGTTCTTCACACCGCATTGCCATCATATTACATGCATGAGCAGTTTCAGAACGTCGATATATCTTATGAAGAAGTAAATGAGCAATCCAATGCTCTCGTCCAGTTAATGCGACAAGATTTATAGAATCATCCAAACCACCGAGAGAACGCATGATAATATGATGACGCTCAACATAACCGGACGGAATGTTAGCTTGTCTAAAAGCAATAAGTTCATCATAGATACGTTTGTAATCCATGAAAGTATTTATACAAATACCGAACTTACGAACCTCTATTGTCTCCTTAGAAGGGAGCAGTCCTATCCATTAAACGAACGGGCCATGTTAGAAAATTGGTTGCGGGTGTCGGACTCGAACCGACGTACTAGGCTTATGAAACCCGGCAGGAACCACCTCCTGTCGAACCCGCGATTGAAATTGGCGGAGGTAGCCGGGATCGAACCGACGCACCCGATCAAGGGTGGCTTCTGTTTAGCAAACAGACACAGTTACCGCTCTGTCATACCTCCATAAAATTGGAATCCGTTCCGAGTTAACGGCAGCAAGTCATATCCTTGACTCTTTGGAGACTCTTCCTAGACACAAGAGCCGCTCTAAATTGGTACTGGCACGGAGAATTGAACTCCGATCTGCTGGTTGAAAACCAGATGTCCTGACCATTAGACGATGCCAGCATTAACTAAGAAAAGGTGGATATATTGGGAGTTGAACCCAAGGTGGCCGTCGCCGCAACACCATGTTGATTCAATGAATCATGAAGGAATCGAACCTTCTTCCGCACCGCTGCTATACCCAAAAGGCGTAGTTCATCGGGAGGGACTGGCATAGGGTGTTTAACAGTTTTACCGACAGTCACCTCAGCCCACCTAAAGACTGCTTCCGATGAACCACATTTGAAAATTGGTGGACCCGACCGGAATCGAACCGGCCACAGATGCATTGCAAGTGCTTCTCGCCCCCGAGGAACATGCGAGCCCATAAAGAAAAATTGGTGGAGCGCAGAGGAATCTAACCTCCCGGGCTTGAAATGAATCAATTACAAAAACCCTGCCTTACGCTTTACCGCGCCCCATTTGAAAAACTTGTAAGCGACAAAAAGTAAATTGGATTTGCACCAATGTTCCCAGCTTTTCTAGCTGGTGTCCTTCTATTAGACGATTACCTCACCTTACTTGCAATCAGTTGCAGCATCATGCGTTCTTATGTTCGCTTACTTGTCCGATGCAGTCTGCAAACCACATCGAGAAAATGATCTACACCGTTAAACCGACTTTCACTGGTGACGAATACTTCGCTGGCATCTCTGCCCGCTTCACTGGTGTAAATTGCCAACATACCGTCATGACGTATATGTCAGCTAAATTGGTCCGCGAGGTGGGACTCGAACCCACATTGTGCTCCTTCACAGGGAGGGCTTTTACCAATTAAAGCTACTCTCGGATATTGAAATTGGTAGGCCGCCCAGGAATCGAACCTGGATCTCTGCGTTCGTAGCGCAGCGTATTATCCGTTATACTAACAGCCCATTGAAATTGGTACGTGCGACAGGATTCGAACCTGCATAGGAATTTCTTCCGCTGATTAAGAGTCAGATGACCGACCATTGGCCCACACACGCATTGTTTTGAAAATTAAAGGTTGCATGCATTAGCATTGCTGTAGGGACCTAGGCTCCTGTAGTCGTCACCACCACGTGAACGAATTTATAAAATGGTGGGCAGTCTGGGGAACGATCCCAGCGAGCTCGAAAGCGTCGGATTTACAGTCCGAACCGTCTCCTTAACGGTATACCTACCCATATGAAAAATTGGTGGACAGTGGAAGATTCAAACTTCCTTAAGGTTCTTTCGAACTATCATGATGATCGCCAGCTCAGCTCGGCCACACCAGCCCATGAAATTGGTCAGGATGAAAGGATTCGAACCTTCATATTCTTAGCCCCAAACTAAGCGCTTCCCAGTCAAGCCACATCCTGTTGAAAATTTCCGAATCTTGTAGGCGTGGAATGACGCCTCGTTGTTTATTAGAGCAGCCCCGCCTGGGGATCGAACCCAGAACTGCGTTTTCATGCTGTACACACATGGCTTCCTTTAGCTCGAGCACTTACAGAAGCATGCCGGTTTGCCTATTAACCTAGCGGGGCGTTGTTACTCAACTTACCTCTAATCTCCGATTCAGTTGAAAATTGGTACTGCTACGGGGAGTTGAACCCCGCTCTAATGGTTGAAAACCATTTGTCCTAACCGATAGACGATAGCAGCATTGTGTATGAACTTTGGCAGGCATACAACCTCAGCAACCCGAAGGCGGGAACTTAATCCCACTGAGAACATCGCCATTCATACCGAGCCCGGTTGTAAATTGGTGGAGCGGCCCGACACCCAATCGGCTTGCCCTCTGCGTTGAGTTACAACGTAGGCACTTTGGATTGTGCGCCCCATTTGAAATTGGAAAGAAGAAAGGGATTTGAACCCTTGAAGAAATCGGAGTAATTAGTCCGATGCCATACCGCTTGGCTTTGTTCACTGACCGTCGCCAGCTTTTTGTTTCCACCTTCTTATTGAAAATTGAGAGTCTACAGGAATCGCACCTGTTGCGCCCTATGCGATGTAGGGAAGGTTACGCTCGCATGCAGGGTTACTCTCTAGATTTTACCGTTGCACACTTGACCTCTTCGCGTTCTAAACTCGACTCAAAAAAATAATGGCTGCTCTCTTCGTACATTTAACCACCGACTTCGCGAGGCGGCACCATGAAAATTTATCGGTTGACATACTGATGTTCCCAACCCGTCCCGGGCCGTACTAATCAGACACAATTTGCATTGTAGTCTTGTATGGTGAAAGGGACCGAAGTGCTCCTTTCAAAGTTAGAAAATGTCAAAGAACGGATACAATCAGAAACTCTTTTCTGAAGGTAACCAACTTAGCGGAACGAACCACCGAATTGATTATGTTTAATACTAACAGGTTTCTGTCAGCTTGTAAAGGGTTTTCTTTTGGATTTTTTCAGGAACTGTTGTCAGTTGTCTGTCGGAATCTTCGAGGGTTGCCTTACAGAATTATTATAAACCAAATTTGGTCAAATGTAAACAAAAAAATTCACTTTTTTTCACTTTTTTTCATTCCGTTGAAAACCAATGGGTTATGGGTTTTCGTCGAAATATGCGATGATTTTGTCCATTCCTGTGATTTTCACGGTTCCTATGATGAGCATAGGAACAGCACGGATGCCGTTTTCGATGAAAAAATCACGGTCTTTTTCCATGTCTCGAACCTCATAAGAGTTCGGATCAAGGCGGTCTTTAAGCAGTTTGCAAGGACCGCAGAATTGACTTGTAGCAAGTATTGGCTTCATGGTTTAATTATATTGAAAGTGGTCAGGGCGCTGGGTAACGATCCCAGTTCTGCAAGTTAAAAGCCTGCTGCTTCACCATTAAAGCTTCACCCCGTTTGAAAGTATTAAAGCGCTTATTGCAAGATATACATACTCTTCGTCCGAAGACTTCAGCCATCACGCTGTTGGAAGAGCCCGTCCCTACGCTTCATGAGCCCGTTTAGGTAAATTTTAGAACTCGTAGGCAACAATGAACGAATCATAGAATCACCTACGAGCAAAACAATGTGTTTACGATGAAGTTTGAATAGTAGAAATTTGTTCAAGTATCCGGTCTTGTCGAGATATTGTTTTGTTTCGGTCTAAAAGACTTACTTCGTCATTCGCACTCGCAGTCATCTATTCTTGTGGCCTCGTAAATTACATCATCACGGCCAACACATTGTGAAAATTGGAACATCGGAGTTTCACCGTTTTACAGCCGTGCCCTCGGCAGTTTCAGTTTTGACATATTATGCTGGTCCCCTTTACCTCACGTAACGCGCGAGTTAAGGCCGACGCACACCTACCAGCATCCCCGTCGGTCGTCCATGCCCTACGTATCGACATGTAACAGTCATTGTGAAAATTGTTGGGCAGCACGAATCAAACGTACGCTGACTTTATCATAAAGAGAAGCAAGTGCCTCTCAACCTGGAAGGTGTCATGCTATCACTACATCATACCCAAAGAAATCGGAATCGAACCGCTCTTCCCTGTGCGGATTTACGTTACCATATTCAAGAGGAATCGAACCTCAACAACCCTATCAAGGCGTGCTGCCATTACACTATTAAAGTTGGCAGAGGATAAGAGAATCGAACTCTTATAGCGCGAGTCAAAGTCGCGAGCATTACCATTATGCTAATCCTCAATTAAAGTGGCGGAGCAGAGGAGATTCGAACTCCTGAGACCTTTGTAGGGTCCACATACTTTCCAGGTATGTTCCATCGGCCAGCCTGGGCCCGCTCCATAAAACAGTAAGAAGGGAGTGTTTATTCAATGTATTCATACAGTCCCAACTAAATTGGCTGGGTGGAGTAATCCGCCTTCGACTTACTGTAAAGTGGTCGGGTATGTAGGATTCGAACCTACGACCTCCTCAATCCAAATGAGGCGCGCTAGCCAGGCTACGCTAATACCCGATAAAAGTGGAGCTAACGGTGAGATTTGAACTCACGAAAAACATGATTACGAAACATGTGCAATTGGCCAGCTATGCGACGTTAGCTTTTTTGTAAGGTCCTCGAATCTTACCACGTTGAATGTTTGAAATCTGTGTTCTCCATTCTTCCGTTTTTGGTTTCCCTTTATTAGAAACAGATATGTTACGTTTATGCTCTTCAGTATGTACATACTTAGGCTTAGATACTTTGGACTCAATATTCCATCTATTACGACCGGCAATCCATCCTTCAGGAATATTGTCTGTCTTCTTAATCTTTTTATTTTGTTTAAGATCAAGATTACATATGTAGCGGGTTCCAAATTGCGAATTTCTTTCACCAGCTTGATGAAATTTCATTGTCTTTGAGGTTAATTTAGCACATTCCTTTCGTATCTTTTCATAGACCCGCGAACTTTTGATACATGGTATTTCACGCTCTTCACATCGCATTGCCATCATATGACAAGCATATGCGGTTTCAGATCGTTGATAGATCTGGTGAAGTAAAAGATGAGCAATCCAATGCTCGCGGCCAGTTAGCTTAACTAAATTATCAGCATCATCACTGCCTCCTAGTGAGGTCATGATTATATGATGTCGCTCAACATATCCTGAAGGAATGTTAACCTTTCTAAATGCTATAAGCTCATCATAGATGCGTTTGTAATCCATGAAAGTATTTATACAAATATCGAGCTTACGAGCCGTCCTTTCTGATGTACGAAATCAGCGCATCGCCATCTATGCTTAAGGAGCGTTGAAAGTGGAGCCGACAGAGAATTTCGAAATCTCGACCTGTTACTTACAAGGTAACTGCTCTGCCTCTGAGCTATGCCGGCATTAAAAATGGTTGCTCTGTGGGATCACGATACCCAAACCTCTTGCACGTCAGGCAAGCGCTCTTCCTTTGAGCTACAGAGCAATTAGATGAATCCGTCGCTACTCGGATTTGACATCGGGTACCCCGATCAACAGGACAAGCCTCTCGATTCAAAGTCGGTTTGCTTTCTGTTTACTTGCCATGCACGGCTCTTCTCTACGGTCACGACCGGATTACTAACCTAGCGCATCTTGGTGCATCTCCGCCTAGGGTTTCGGCCAGTCGTTGTTCCTGCGTGTCTGCTTTCCACGCCGTCATCTAAATTTATTTTCCGTCACTAATTGTTTCGGAGTCATACCTTTCATCCAACCATCTGGGATTGGATCGGTTTTCAAAATCTTTTTGTTCAAAATCTTATTAGTTATCCACATCGTCCCAAACTGAGAATTTTTATCTCCAGCGGATGCTGGACGTGGCTTTCGTAATTTAGCTTTTGTTTGCTCTGTGTGTGACTTACCTTTGAAACCATTGCCATACTTTTTATTTCTATTCACTGCGGCAATAGACTGGTTTTCATGAACACGTGCAGCCCACTCAGGATCGTTCTTTCTAAGATATCTTTGAGTTTCTAATCCTTTAGCTAAATTAGCAATGGCATCTGGCGTCTTTCCATTTAGACCATAAATGTTTTTTTCTGAAGAGTTTACATAATCCCAACCACCAGATCCGCCTTCTTTTAGATTATAAGAATGTCCAGACTTTATCAGCTCCTCATTAACGAGTTCGGACTCCATACTAAACATTTCTTCAGGATTATTAAAAATTGCAATGTATTCCTTTACGAAATTTTGAATGCCATATTTTGAAATAGCATGCTTAATTAAGAGACCAGAACCCATGTATGAATCATTGAGATCATCTGTCTTATGAACTCCAATGTAAATCTTTTCGTTGATTAAATTAGTTATCTTGTAAACCGTATAGAACATAAACTATTTATAATAGTTCATATCCTAACATGGGGAAAGCTCCCAAGGTAGGGGTCGAACCTACATTAACCTTATAAGGGCCTCAGCGTTAACAGCGCTGCATTCTACCATTGAATTACTTGGGATTTGAAAATGTACGGTGTTTTCTTTCTCTTCAGATCACCGAAATTCTGAAGGACTTATGTATCATGTGGTCTAAGCACCTTCTCCTCTGCAAATCAGAGGCGCATTATCATCTATGCTATGTTCAACATTACGTCTAAATTGGTAGGACATGTTGGATTCGAACCAACGGATGGAACCTTATGAGAGTTCTGACTTAGGCCACTTGTCGAATGTCCCGTTAAAGAAAGTATCAAGGCAATAGGCGAACAATGTTGGGTTTGGGTTTCGTTTCATGTGAAGTAACACTGTTCTTCAGCACTTGATAAAATGGTCCACCGGATTGGTAACGATCCAATCTCTCAGGCTCTTCAGGCTAGCGCTAATCCGTCTCAGCTACCGGTGGGTTAAGAATTAAATTGGTACCGCAGGTGGGACTCGAACCCACAAAACCTTGCTTCTAAGGCAAGTACCTATACCAATTCGGTTACTGCGGCATTAAACTTGGCAGACATGCTTGGGATCGAACCAAATTCAACCGGGTAACAACCGGACCGCCCAACCGTGGTGCGTTCATGTCTATATTAAAGTGGCAGAACCGACGGGGCTTGAACCCGCGACCTCTTGCTTGACAGGCAAGCGCTCTGACCAACTGAGCTACGGCTCTATTTGAAAGTGGCGCACACGACAGGTACCGATCCTGCATCCGTTTGATTGACAATCAAACCATCTGCCATTGAAAGTACGTGTGCATATTGAAATTGGTTGCGGGGGTGGGATTCGAACCCACGTGCACGGCTTATGAGACCGTTGAGTTGCCGCTACTCTACCCCGCGATTTGAAAGTGGTACGCATGGAGGATATCGAAACCCCGGCCTTCTCCGTGTAAAGGAGCTGCTCTGCCTCTGAGCTACACGCGCATGTTTGAAATTGAAATTGGCAGGTGCTAGGAATTACGATATCCTACAAACGGTTTTGGAGACCGTTATGCTTCCTTTACATCAAACACCTTTTTCCTACCATACATCGGATTCTTAGTAGGATCTTTATAAAGTTCTTTTTTAATAAGCGACATCCGATATTTTACTTCATCAGAATAACACAAACCTTTAGTGGTCGGCCTGCATTCAACACTCGATTTAGATTTGAAAATTGGAGCCACGTGTCTGAATCGAACAGACTATCTCCATGCTTTGCAGGCAGGCGGATTACCGGTCTCCTAACGTGGCATATTCGAGGCAACAAACGAACACGGTGGGTTTTTCGTTTATAAGTGAAGTAACCGTATTCTTCAGCACTCGATTTAGATTTTTGAAATTGGTCGCCGCGGTGGGATTCGAACCCACGGCAAACAGCCCCATGCTGCTCGCACTCCGTTCCAAGCGGAGTTCCTTTAACCAAACTCGGACACGCGACGTTATTTGAAATTGGTGGGTGCATCCGGACTCGAGCCGGCTTCTCTCGGGTAAGAGCCGAGTGCATCAGCCATCAATGCTTTGCGCCCAATTAAATTGGTGCGGGATAAGGGAATCGAACCCTTGGCTCCTACTTGGAAGGAAGGCGTGTTAGCCATTACACCAAACCCGCATTATGAAATGGTCCACCTGGTGAATTACGATATCACGACCTATCGGTTATCGACCGATTGCTCTGCCTCTGAGCTACAGGTGGTTATGAAAATTGTTAGCAGCATATATGAGGATTCCGATTACCAATCCATCGTCTCCTGTATTGCAAAGGAGAGCTCTTTATCATTTGAGCTATCATATTATGCTGCCTAATGATTTCATTAGGTATGCAAGTTACCATGTAGAAACCAAATTATTTGGTCCGCCAGGTGGGGGCTCGAACCCACGACCTCCCGCTTATAAGGCAGGTGCTCTAACCACAACTGAGCTACTGGAGGATAAGAAAATGGTGCGCCAGTGTGGTGTCGATCCACTCCCCAATGAAGGGACGAGATTTACAGTCTCGCTGCAAGAGCCGCTTGCTTTACTGACGCATGAAAATGGTGCGCCAGTGTGGTGTCGATCCACTCCCCAATGAAGGGACGAGATTTACAGTCTCGCTGCAAGAGCCGCTTGCTTTACTGACGCATGAAAATGGTGCGCCAGTGTGGTGTCGATCCACTCCCCAATGAAGGGACGAGATTTACAGTCTCGCTGCAAGAGCCGCTTGCTTTACTGACGCATGAAAATTTCTCAGTTGACATAGTTTTGGCTTTCTTCTGAAAGCAATGGGAGCGTGACCCCGCAACGTGCGGCGCTACAACCAAAACTGTTCATCAGCTATGTCTTTTTACGCAGGGACTGAGTGCTCCTGCTTCTTAACTTATTGTCATCGCAACCTTCTTCAGGTTCCAAGCCGTACATCCACGGTCGTTCCCAAGTTTCTTTTGCACTTGGTTGGCTTTTTGATGTTCAGCGGCAGGTTGTAACAGCTGCCGTTGATTGTTGAACTATTATAATCGGAAAAGCTTGGAAAGTAAATAACTTTTTTCAACTTTTTTTGATCGGATCAGCTTCGGTTTTTGTTTGCCGTTGCCGATCGTGAATTTATTCTATACAGAAAAGCTTGGAAAGTAAATAACTTTTTTCAACTTTTTCTTCGCGATCGGAATTGGTTTTTGTTTGCCGTTGCCGATCGTGAATTTATTCTATACGGAAAATGGGTGTATGTAAATAACTTTTTTCTTTGGGTAATAAAAAACCTTCGTTTGGGGTTGCCAGAACGAAGGTTTTCAGGGAGGAAAATTTCTTCTGGCTTATCGTTGGAGTCTTGGATCTTTTTGTCCATTAAATCCTACATTCATAGCAATGCCTGAGCATAAGGATTCGGCAACCGCGTTGAGAGGTCGTGTCCATGCTGTGGTATATGTATGACCGTTATTTGCCATCTACTTTATTTATACTTCAAGAGATCTTAAAAAGCACAAAATCTTCACATTATGAAATACTTTCACTCTATCCAAGGAAAGTATTCCACTCTGGACGACGCTGAACCTTTTCAGACAGTGCAGTGAAGTCAATGTCAGATAAGATCTTGGGCTTGACTTCACTGCCATGCGCGTTGAAGTATGGAAAGTGGTTAGACTTCTTGGTGTTGCACTTCTTACAGCTCAGAACAATGTTGTCATCCTGGTTGCCTCCACCCTTACTGCGCGGAAGAAGGTGATCACGAGTCGCATGCGTGTAAGGAATCTTCTTCAGGCAGTATTGACACTGACCATCATAGACGTGATACAGCTGACGGAGGTTAATCGTTCGGCTGCGACGCTTACCACGGCGCTTGTGATTGCCGAAGTAACCTGGGATCACGACGATTGTCGGAATTGCCCAGTCAGCATTAACACTGCGTAGTGAAGGATGATCGGGTTCCAAGCCATTGTCGTTGGCGATCCAGCTTTTCCAGTCATGGATGTTGCCATGAGTGTCATATGCCTTTACGCCGCCGACCATGAGGTTTCGGATTGCGCTGCGTGCGGAGAAAAATCCACAAGGTTGAAATGCGGCCGTAAGAACAAGAGTCGTCTTACGTGTTGGAGGGACTGGAGTCATTTGACGAATTTGAAAATAGAGGTTTGATGGAGACCCCAATTACTCTTGGACATAGGGTTGATGTAAACGGCGAGTTCAGCCGCGTGTTGAGTATCAATGCGTTGGTATCCGTTACGGAAGCCTTTATTACGTGAACGATAAATCCATGAATGTGGGCTGTTCTCGCCAAGACGGCCAAAGAATACGACTCGCACGAAGACTGGAATGTAGGACGGATCAAGCAATGCTTTGGCGCGCTGCTTGCAGTTTTCGGCGCGAGCCTGACGGCGAAGGTCAGCGATCGTTTCATGACCACCAAGGTCATTTTTAACTTTGATTACGGTTTGTCCGATAAGAGTGGTAATATCAAGATTGATTTGCATGTGGTAGTTTCGTTACAGAATCATTATAAACGGAAACTCCCTGGATGTAAATAACTTTTTTCATAAATTTTCACCTTTTTTCATTAAAAATGCGCAACCGTTGAAAACCAACAAGTTGCGCATTTTACCAAATCGGGTGTTTTCGGTGAAAATTAGGTCATTCGGTCAAAAGAGTGGCTTCCTTTGTCTTTTTTCCTCGGTTATTTACCTTCTCAGCAGCTTTCGTTTTCTTCTCGTGCAGTTTTCCGCGCTTTTCAAGACGTTCAAGTACTTGGCTTGCGTCCATCCAAATATCCTTATCATTGATGAGTTCAGTGATTTCGTCATTTGTCAGAAAGTCTCCGTATAAGTCGCGCATTAAACCTTCACTCCATTTACGTTCGTGGATTACACCATGGTACATTTCGCCGCCTTTACCAAATGTTCCGCCGCTATAATTGTGGAACAAGAACATGCTGTGGTTGGTAATCATGCATTCATCGGCACATAAGAAGATGAGAGTTGCGGCACTCATGCATGCTCCTTCGACACTTGCGACAATATGCGCCTCACTTTCGGCCATTGCTTGAAGAATCTGAATGGTCGTAAATAGGTTACCACCTGGACAATTGATATGAAGCTTAACTACATCGGTTTGACGCGATGAACGAATATCCTGTATCATTTGTGTATAATCATCTGGACTTCCAATTTCATCTGATAAGTAATAATCCTTAATGCAGCCATAGTCTGCGCTAAATGATTCTGACTGTGATGATCCTTTAATAAGGTCTAATAGACCTTTGCCGTTACGTAATAGTGTTTGGTTATGCATGTCCAAATAGGATTGATTTGTTGTACTCGAGAATCGCGCCTTGGAGTTCTTCTACCCACGAATTACGTTTTTCAACAAACACAATAGGTTTTGGATCATCGTCGACAGCCATAATTATAACTAACTGAGGGACTGGAATTCCAGTGCGTTCCTCAAACATAATTGAATAAGCGGTAGCTTGTGCAAAGTAATTCGTAATGTCTTCACGTTTTTTGCGGCGCTTAGACGTTTTAAAGTCAACAATTGATAGCTTGCCGTTAAATTCGGCAACAAGGTCAACACGACCAGCAATACCAAGATGGTCAGAATAGAGTGGCTTTTCCTGAAGAACCACCGTACCGACGTAAGTGTCGATGATTGGCTTTACGCTTTTGAACAATGCACGAACATGTGGCATCGTGTTAGACGGAAAATACTCAACGTCATTGTTGATGTAGTTTTCAGCAACCGTATGCAATGCAGTTCCACGAGCAGCTGCATGACGTGATACGCGATTTGCTTCTTCTTCACCAACTCGTCTACGCCATTCCATAATAGCTTCCTTAGAGCGTACACCAAGTACGGTCGTGATGCTTGGATACTTCTTGCCTTCAGGAGTAATGTATGTTCGGCCTGAAGAACTGGTGTTGTCCTTTAGGTTATCATACCCAAGATCAATAGGATCATGAACAAAGAATTTACGATCTTTATTTAACTTCATTAAAATTAGTCATATATTCGTGTGTAGATTCCAATTTAGCAGATCCTTCAACACTGTAAATTTCAGAATCAATAATGTACCCAGGGTTAGACTGAATTCTATTATAGGTCCATGCCTTATCATACCAAATTATACGATTGTTTGGATATGCAAAAAAGTTTCCTTCGTCCATCTTAAATACATGTGCGCATTTATGTTCTGATACTTCAGAAAATCCATAATCACAAATGCCTTTATTTTCAAAAGACCAATCTATAGTAAATAGGTATTGTCCCTCAAGCTTTTCATTTGAAGGTAAAACCAATTGTGCTCTAAGACCTTGTAAGCGATGTCTAATAGAAACGTCTACATAACTAGAAAAGCAATCCCAATAAACATGGTCTGTTAATTTACGAACCGGCGCATCTTCCTTCCAAGCAAAAGCATGCAATGGACGCCTTGTCCAATTTACACCATTTTCTAAAAACGATTCAAACAGAGGTGACTTGCCTTCCATCGACGTCACAGTATGAACATCGCAGTTTGTAAATAATTTATGTCCTTTTGTATGATTGAATAGAAATTCGTTTCTAATCATACATCTGATGACTGGTATATTATGATTAAGAAACGACATTATTTTTCAACGTATTCAATGATTCGATTATAGACATCCTTACTTGTATGACGATCCCACTTTGGAGCTCTGTCTAAAACAGATAAACCAGCCTTCTTTAAGGAGTCCCAAAACTTAACGTTAAGATGATATGTAATGTCACCCGATGGAAGGGTTGTGCCAGCAATAAACCAGCCATCCCATAAGGCATCATCGCAGTGTCTTTTGCTCATCCATGAGTGTTGCGGACGGCCTTTTAGAAAAGCCATGTATAGAGCGCTGCGATGATCGTAAAGTTCATCAAAGGTGTGATAACCATCAGATACTTCCCCAGACCTACACGGTATTGTAATTTGTCCCATATTTTAATTATACGCTTTTAGTCCGATCAAACTTACGCGATGGAGAGTTATGATTGTCAGGGTTGCGTTTTTTGCGAGGTTTGTGATTATGACAATCATATGCATAATCTTTATAGTAAGAACGTTTATCCTTATCGCGATTATTTTTACTCTTACCCATAGTCTTACCGGGTTTCTATATTTGTATGTCGGCCGCTACTCTTCTTGATCTTATTTAGCACGTCATTCCAACCAGACCCAGCTCGCTGTAATACGGTCTTCGCTCCATCATAGCTTACACGAGGTGCAAAGTCGATGATGCGTTTTACAGTATTTTCAGATTCACAATGAGGGCATTTCTTTGTTGTTGGGGCATCACGTTCCGACATAGGATGCCGATCTTCCCATTGTGTATTACATGCGCTGCAACGGTAAGTGTATGTCATTTGCTCGGTAGAATATTTGGAAATGCCTTACGAACAACCGACGCCGTCAATGAAGGATACAGCTTATGAAGCTTTTTATCTTTCATGGCGATTAGAATTTCAGCATCCTTAGAGTATGCAATTTCAAGGATCTTGATGAACTGGGCCTCGCGGCGCATTCGTGTGTAACGATCTTTCTCGTCAAACCTTCCTTTACCTTTTACACAGTTGACTAAGAAACCAATCTGCTTGTGTAGCGGGGTTGGTTGAAGTCCAGGCACCGCAGTATCAGGTGTGTATGGAGGTGCTCCCTCTGGGAGATCGAAAATAACACCGGGATGAAATCCTCCTTGTAAAATTGTCTGAATTTCGAATGTATTGTTTTCCTGAAGAATGCGAACACGTTCATTGACATTTGTCGCTTGTTGAACGAGGTCAAATACCTCATGTGGTAGTTTACGATTTAATTTATGCATGGCTTATTTGATGAAAAATTCTTCAGCGCAGGCTATAAGCATATTGCATCGGTTGCTAATCAGATAGTTAAGCACCTTTGAGTTACCAACAACAGGCGCCTCATTGTATGTATTAATGATAACATCGCGTAAATCCGATGGAGTACATTCAAGATCAATTAGAGTGCGGTTGCGAACATAGTTACGATATGTATTTTCGCCAAGAACAGATTCAATAGTACCATTCTTATATGCAGCATACCAATCCTCGATTTTAGTCGAACGAACTGGAGTCTGACGCATGCCTTCAGTAACAAATACTTCGTCAGCTGAAAGAATGTTTGGGATGCCGTCACCACCGTCTCCTTTTATGATATGCTCAAAGAGGTAACGATGCGGATTCTTATCAGTTAGCAACTTCTTAGTCATAGGGCTGAACTGTTGAACATTGTCATAACGCTGCAGCTGAATGAAGTCCTTGTCAGCGCTAATAATCATAACTGGCTCATACTGACCAAACTCTTGAGTATTGGCAACAAGAGTGCCAATGATATCGTCCGCCTCTGCGCCATCAGTCTGAATGACTTTATAAGGAAGATGTGTAGAAATCTCGTCTTTAACCTTATTGAGGATACGAAAGATCTCAGTCCAATCAAGGGTCGACTCTTCTCGACCTTTGCGGCGCGAAGCTTTGTAGTAAGAGTAGTATGTCTTCCGCCAGGAACCCCCATCACATGCCAATACCATCTGACCATACTTGGCTCGGTACTTTACATTATACATTCTTAGAGTATTTAGGATCAGGTGGCGAATGAATGATTCTTCGATCTTGTCGTTCTTAACCTGAGAAAAGATACTCGCAATTGCGATTCCGCTGTAGTCAACTAAAATAGACATAATATTGTTTCTTTAGATTTAAATTATAACCAAAATTGGACGCAATGTAAATTACTTTTTCCAAAGATTTTTCAAATGACTGGCATTAATTCGACAGCCGATAAACTCGTTATAGAAATCATCCCTTAGCAGCACTTCTTTTGCAAATTGCCACTTTGCTTCAATGTACGATAGTTCACCCTTTGCTTTACAGAACTCAAGTATTTCACGACGGAAATCATCAGGTCGATCCTTAACCAGTAGCTTAACTGTTTCGCTACTACCGCAATACTTTTCCCAATCGCTTTGAATAATGTCAATACGTTTTCTCTTTTGACCTTTAAGCGGAGGACGTTTTCTTTTGGTGATTAGCAGCTTTTTACCAATGTACTTTTTACCGTTTGAGACATCTGTAATTTCATAGACGAATCCGATACAGCCTTCGGCAATTTTTAGTTCGGCGTTTTCCTTAACGAAGATAATGTTTTGATATGTCCATGGGCTCATACAATCTATTTATCATTGTATGAGTCATAGCCATCTTCTTCACCGCCATACTCGCGATGTACTCCACAAAAAGGACAATACTCAGGATATTGTTCATCTTCACAAATAGAGTCATCATCATCTTCAATGCTGTCTGAATAATAATCATCGGTGTCATCGTCCCACATGATTTCATAAACATTCTTACAGCATGCACATTTATTCTTCTCGATCATCTGCGGTTAATTCTTTTTTACGTTCAGCATAAACAAAGAAAGGCACAATAGGCCACATAACCAAAAGAGTAATCAAAATGAATATAAATGCCAAAGCTAATCCGATTATCATAAATGGCATCACGACCAATAATGCAACAGATTCAAATAATGGGCTTTTGATTGGAGTCGTTATATAGGAGTCTTCGTAATCTTTCATGATTCACATGTGCTACATGTTAAGATGCTACGCGCGAGTTCCTGTGCTGGATTTGCGCTGCGTTGATAGTATAAGCTTTTAATACCGTTTTCCCACGCATAGATCATTAATTCATTAACCTCTTTTGGTTTGACTTTCGGGCCAATCATAAGATTTAGACTCTGCCCTTGATCTATATATCGCTGACGTTGAACGGCTTGTGTAACAATTTCCTTCTGCGAGATTTCACCAAAGGTCTTAAACACTGCCTTTTCTTCGGGAGTCAAGAAGTCAAGATGTTGTACACTTCCACCATGAACAAGGATATCCTTCCACACTTCAGTGTTGTCGCGCTGCTTAGTCTTAAGCAGTTCAGCTAGGTATGGATTGCGATAAGTGAACTTTCCTTTTGCAAGATCCTTGACAAAGTAGTTACTGTTAAGCGGTTCAATCGACGGAGATACTTGACCGAGGATGAATGAACTTGAAGTTGTTGGAGCAATTGCAAGAGTGGTTGTATTGCGACGGCCATAACCCTTACATACTTCAGGCTCTCCATAGAGACCGGCCAATTCAGTCGTTGCAGCATCAGCGCGTTCACGAATAAATTTCCAGATGTCCATGTTAAGGAACTGTGCTTCCATTCCTTCAAACGGAATCATCTTTTTCTGTAGCAAGCTATGCCAACCCAATACGCCAACACCAAGAGCACGGTGGCGAATTGCAAACTTTCTTGGAGCTTCCATAAATGGAACGCCTTCGGTCTTGTTGATGAACTCCGTCATAACAGCGTCGAGGAAATAAACCAGTGTTTCAACTGCATCTGTCTTAGAAAACTCGTCCCACTTTTCAAGGTTCATCGAGCTAAGATCGCATACAAAGCTTTCATCCTTTGTAGTTGGAAGGAAGATCTCAGTACAAAGGTTACTTGCATGTATCTTCATGTCCTGCTGCTTGTAAACATCAGGCGCATTATTATTAGCGTTGTCGCTGAAGAATATGTATGGATACCCAGACTCAAAACGCTTCTTGATTACGAGTCCCCAAATCTTACGCTTGGAACTATCGCCATCGACCATTTCACGCATCCATTGATCACTGACCGTAACGCCAATAGACATGTCCTGGATTGAATTACCTTCTCCGCGGATCTTAAGGAACTCTTCAATATCAGGGTGGTCAATTGGTAGGTATGCTGCAAATGATCCACGACGAACGTTGCCTTGTGAAACAACGTTCATCAGCTTATCATACAGTTCCATAAAGTGAACACTTCCGGTTGACTGCCCGCCACTGCCGATTGGAGCACCGCGACCACGAAGCGCACCAAAGTATGCACTTGTACCACCGCCGCCTTTGGTCATCATGCTGATTTCCGCGAGCTTATATCCAGTGATAGCCTCAAGTGTATCTTCAATATAACTTCCAAAGCAACTGATAGGTAATCCCCGAGTGCGCGCGAAGTTAGACCAAATAGGACTAGACAACGAATAATATCCAAGAAGCATATACCGCTCGAACTTATCAGCAAATCCAGGGATTCCTAAAATCTTTTCGGCACCTTCAGCAATATCGCGAATCCGCACTTCAGCAGTTTCTCCCTCAAGAAGATAGCCACGACTTAAAAATTTGCGGCTATCTTTATTGAGCCAATAACAATTTGTTTCCATAATCAATTTATACACGTATTAGAACAGTTCCTGCTCATCAAAGCTTTGATTCTTCTTAGAATATTCGACGGGCTTCGAATGAAAAAAATCTGTCATGTTGTTGCCATGAATCTGTTCATAGAACCACGTGGTCTTACCGATCAGTTCATCATCAATCTCAAACGGTTTAGCAAAGCCAATTTCAGTAACAGAATCGTTGATGCGTTGCTTGATAAGTTCCTTTAGAATAGGAGCACTTAAATTTTCTTCATCAATGCCATTTACCATCCAATCAACAATCGTGCTTTCAGCGCGGTATGCATCAGTTAAAGCTTTCGAAATTCTTTCCTCAAGTTCAGCGTCAAACAATTCGGGATGTTCTTCACGAATAGTATTGATCAATTTAATTCCAACAAGAGCATGAATCGTTTCTTCATTACGTGTATACTTGACTTGCTGATCAGTGTGCTTAAGAACATTCTTGAATGTTCCAAACCAATTGATGACATAGAACTGACTAAAGAGCGATACGTTTTCAACGAGTAGCGTGAATAGTATCAAAGCATATAGGTATTGCTTCTTGGAGTCCTTGTAGAATCGATGAGTGTATTTACGTAAATACTTGACACGTCCTTGAATCCATTCAAGCTTGAGGTTTTCTTCAAACACATCTTCAAGATCAAGTACAGTTAGCAGACGTTCATATGCATTATTATGAATAACCTCGGTGTTAGCCATTACGTATCCAAGATCTTGTAAAGATGGATGTGGAAGGTTTTCTCCAAGCTTTGCCCAGAAGGTTTTAACCGCAACTTCAATCTGACCAATTGCCGAAAGAGTACGTACTACAATTTCGCGTTCCTGGTCATTGAGGATTGTTCGGAAATCATGGAGGTCAGGTTTGAATGTAAATTCTTTGTCAGTCCAAAATCCATTATGCATAGCCTCAATGAATTGTTCGGCCCATGAATAATGATTTGGTTTACGTGATACTTGTTCTTCGAAAATGCTATGATCCATATGATTTTTTTTACATAAAAACGGGCCACATTACGTAGCCCTTCTTGTTATAGTTTACTATATATCAGCAAAGGTCAAATGTAAATAATTTTATTCATTCACGGCACGTTTTCTAATGCTGCGCATTGCACCCGTTTCGCTGCACTGAAGTACGATGGTCTTTTTACCTTTGTTCTTCTTAGCATAATCAAAGATCTCCTTATGAGTGTCGTCAGTCAAATCTAAGTACTTAGACCAACGCTCAAATTTATTACGCCCGGTTTCAAACCTACGAAAGACATCGGGTTTTACACTAAAGAGTCTCCAGGTTGCGCCTGTCTTTGGATAGTCAGACGGCGGCATTGCTACGTTTGAGGTTGTCGTATCTTCGTTAGTCATTGGATTAGGTCAGCTTGGTTTACGTAAATGTATTGGTTAGTCTTTAAGTGGAGCACCTTATAGACTGGAGCTCCAAAGATATTTCCAGATGGCTTGGTGTCAGATTCAGCGAGTACTCGAGTATTTCGGAGAGCTAACATTTCACCGGTTTTTGGCAAAGGTAAGGTATGACGTAGTATATATGATCCTTCACGTAAATATCCATCATCGGTTTGATACCAAGTGCTCTCAAGCAAAAACGGGATGTGTACGTCTACATCTGTAATTTTATACAAAGCTTCCGATAGAGCCGAATTTGACAATCCGGTATGTTCCTTAATAAGAAACAACGCAGTAAGATAACTTGCAATTGTAGTCTTCCCAAATGGTAGTTTGTTTAACATACGCTTGACATTAAACACTAAACGATGGAAATAATTATAGACGCTCCTTTCATCAGAAGTCTCTGGCTTCTTTATGACCTTGCCTTTATCATCGATGATTCCTGCTTTATAAGCTCCAGTTTTTTCCCATGGAGTAGTAAGCAAACGCAAAAAGCGGAATGCATAAAAAGTATCAGTTGCTCTTGAAAGTAATCCCATATTGTTTTCGTGTTAGATTTGCTGCAGTCTACGCACAACGTACATGTCGCTAGGAATATTTATATGTTCCTCTATGTAAATGTAGTTTAGGTATAACAGGAAGGTTTTTAGCGCCGGCCAATATTCCTCAGGTATTTTGAAAAAACACATGCGGACACCTGCAGAGATCCCAAATGTATTATGGATGATAATGATATGATTTAATATCAAGCGTTCTTGGAGTTCACCTTTATCTTTGTACCGCTTTAAAAGTTTCTTAAGGTATTTGAATCTCGAAATATCCTCGTAAAATTCTTTTACGTCAATGCAACATGGATTAACATAATGCCGCGCCGCAAAGATTAGAAAAGTTTTATCGGTTAGTTCCATTCGGTTATTCAGTAATTTCAATTCTTAAAACTGTGGGTCCTGCCTTAAATAATCGATGATATGTTTCTTTAGGTACGGTTAGAACATCACCTTTCTTAAGTTCACGTGGTAATTGTTCGTCCATTTGGAATACCCAACCTTCACCTTCCAATACCTTAACCGCTCGGTCGTTTTTGTCACGATGCCAAACCAATTCATGACTATCGGTATTAGGTTCAAATTCTCGAACCCAAGTGTTGTTTGTTTTATTCCCGTCGCGATATGGTTGCATATTACCAAAAAAACGACCCTCCACCTTTTAGGCCAAGTTCCTTTGCGTATTTTGGGAGGCGGCACGACCAATAGCCAGGAGTAGTCTTATCATTTTTCTGATCACAATTATGTCGGGCCGCAAACGATTTGCGAGCAGCAGGATCATCGATCTTTGCGGTCAATCCAGTTGTGTCACCAAACTGAACTTTGATGATGTTACCCTTTTCATTCTTAACATAAACGTAGAACTTCTTAGCGCCACCACGCTTTGGAGAATTTAGTTCTACATCCTTGTCATCTTCTTCAATCAACGGATGGTCAAGTGGAACTTCAATTCCTTCGTATGTTGCTAACTGACCAATATCGCTTTCCATAAGCATACGATCAAACTCAGATAGAGTATCAACCGAATCTACGTTTTGTCGAGCATACTCAAACAGCGCATAATAGTTTGGAGTGTGGGCGCGGAAAACGTTTTGTGCTAATGGAATATCGTTGATGATGTGATACTCAAGCGCCTTTGGGATTGTAGAATTTTCTACATATGTTTTAAATGATTCCATATTATAATATACTATTCCAATTTAGTGTGCCATAAACATTGCCGCCGCCAGTGCTTAAGTGGCGGACTCCTAATGTAAATGTATCAGAAGCACCACCGATCGTTCTGCCTAATTGCTGTTCAAATGCATATTGTAAATTTTCATTAATTATTTGACGAGATTGATTGCTACTTTCAAATAGTCCACTTTCTTCAACAATCCCGCCTGTCATTGATGTTGCGCTTATATTGTATTCTAATACTGAGCCACTACCAGTATGCGTTGTCCAACTTCCTCCAGTAATAGAAGCGTTTCGTATAAGAGCATATTCATAAATGATTCCATTTCCAGTGCCAAGAATATGAACTTGTGAAGGGAGGACTATAGAGTCAGTATATCCACTTTTCAAACGAAGCGATACAACCGGAGCATATCCATTTGCAACTGACGTACTTGCGATAGCAGTAGTTCTTGTTGCAGCCCACTGTTTTGTAATTGGTTCATATCCACCTTCGGATATTACCGACGAGCAAACCTGCTTCATTGTGGTTGAGCCTGATGTTGCGGCTAAGTTTTCAATTTCATAACGAATAGGCAAACATGCCGTTGACATATATGTCGTTGTTCGGACGTTATCATTGTGGAATGTATGAGCTACAATTAAATGACCATCTACGACAAATCCGCAACGAACATCGCCTACGCCCAACCATTCAATATCCATCCAAAATATCTGAGCTTTACTAAAATCAATTGTGCGGCCGCTATAACCCGTCCCATCAAACTTATCGCCATTCCATTCAGTGCGTGCCGCAGTTAGCGTAGTATTAAGGCTGCGACTACGAATTTTTAATGAAACGGTTTCACCATCAGCTTCAAGAAATATACCATCATCATTTCCAAAATAGCCAACACGTTGACGTACGTTTGCCTTAAGAGTTCCTAAACAAAAACTAGCAAGAATTAGCAAACTTTTTCCAGGCTGATACGGCATTACTCGACGTGTTTCACGAATAACCTTACTACCTGACTCGTTGGTCACCGCAAGCGCCATTACGTTTTCGGTTGTCACATGCGTGGCAGAGCCATTAGTTGCTGTTAGCGTATCCCACTTGCCATTATCACCATAGCGATACTGACTGTCGAATATAGTAAATGGCGAGCTGGTTCGTAGGCGACCAAATGCATCCGTTAAAGATCCGCCAGGTGTTAATTGGTCGGCCAACATGTGGACCTCATAGCGCGCGCGTTCGCGCGTTAATGTTTTAGGTCCTGATAAGTATTGAGTAGGCATATTTTTGTTTTAGTTACATTTGCGAATCATATCGGCTTCTTCATTACGACGGCGTAGTAAACCATCAAGCCCTTTACCAACCCATAGACGCTTCATAGAAATAATTTGGTCAGCAATGTACCCATAAATGTTTGCGGTTTGAATTTCTCCTTTAATTGCTTTCGAGATATTTAGCATCTCGACACGACTGCTTCCACTAAGAGATCCGCCTCGGTTAAACACCAAGGATACCAATGCGCCAAATGCGTCGCTGTGTAGTTTATTTGCGCCTGGGAATGCGCGAAGAGTTTCTTTAATAAAACGTGGAACGGTATTTTTCTTGAACACCGCAAGAGCAGCATCCCATGGAATTACAATATCCTTAACAGAAGGGATAGCAGCCTTTGCAGAAAATTGCTTTTTACCGATATGACTTACTAAACGATTATAGTCACCCTCCTTTATGAATGAACCCCAATCCGCTTGAAATTGAGCTGCAGTATTATAACCCAGGTCGTAACCGATTCCAATAGTAACTCCGCTTTGACCGCCTGGATAGCATGGATTCTTTAAAGCGGCATTATAGTAACCTTCACCGCCGCCAACTTCATAATCAAGAATTAGCTTTAAAGCGCGTGGCGATAGAGCAACGGCCTGTTCAGCAGATTCAACTGGCTTTGGTGTTTCAGCTGGAAGCGGACATATCTTATCGACAATACCGGCCCATGTCTTTTGTCCGTCTAGTCCATCCGCATCTAATCCTAGAGCGTGTTGTACTCGTTTTACTAATTCTTTTTTACCGTTGAAGTCCATAATTCTATTTATTATGAATTTTGTTATTTACATTTTCGCAGACTATGTTATAATAATTAAGTATTCATTCTGCGACAACTGTTGGATGGCTGAATAAAACAAACGGTTAATCCAGAAGAAACTAGATTAACCGAAGGTTCCCGAAGGGATCATAAAATATCCTTCATGGCTGGAAAGGTGGAATAGAGTTATTCCTTAGCAGCGCGTTTAACGCTTGACAATGCGCTTGTATCTCCAAGGATAACGTTGGTCAACATAACAGCAAGGTTACCTAACAATTTGGTTTGCGCAGGAGTCAATGCCTTGTCAGATTGAGTTGCTTTCAATGCAGCGATTGTAGCAGGTACATCTTTTTCATCAATTAGAGCAAGTGATACAAGCTCTTTGATTTTTGGAAGGTTAACACTTTCTTCAAGCTCAAGATCTTCTCCTAAAAGCTTTGCTCGAAGCTTCTTTAACTCAGTTGGAATTTCTTTCAATCGACGATCATGGTAAATTCGATCTTGAGCATCATATTTATCGGTGTAATTCTTATCTTGCTTTTTGTCAATAATATCTTGATATGCTTTCTTCAGAGACGCAAGCTTCTCGCGCACCTTTTCTTTATTCACCGCTTCGTCTAGATTGCCACTCTTGCGGTACTTTTCAAATCCTTTTTCAAAAGCGTCGACGGTTGAGTACTTGTTAACGCCTTGATCATTAACAATACCAATCTTACCGTCAGCATACATGGCTACAAAGGTATCAGCCCACTTACCAGCGCGCATTTTGATACCCCAGAGTTTACGTAGTCCATCAGCTTGATAGGTATCCTTACCAATTGGAGCAGGTACCATATCATATCCAGGACGGAAGCTTTCTTCAAGCTCAAGATCTTCGTTCTGTTGTGCACCGTAATATGCGCCTAGAGCCATCTTGATACGTTCCTTCTTGGACTTACCTTCGAATTGTGGAGCATCGCTCTTAATGAAATCATCGATCCATTCAGACGCAGGAGCATCAGGCGAAAGCTTTTCAACGATAGTTTCAACATCAGCAAAGAGTTCAAGTTCTTCTTCGATGTCATATTCATCAAGATCAACTGGGATGATGTCATACTTATCGTCAATCTTTGCATATAGATCATCGATAGAATTATATGCACCTGTTAGAGCAGCATCAGCTTCTGCATCAATTTCCTCAAGATGAGAAAACGTATTATATAGATCATCAACCATTTCGCCGATTTGATCTAACTTCTGCAAAGCAGCGCCGACTCGGTCTGCTGTGACCAACGTTACTGGAGGAATGATTGTGTTGCTATTGTCAGTTGCAGCATCTTCTGCGATTGTCTTTACATGCTCTAGCGTTTCAGCCTCAAGCAGAATATCCGAAAGTTTCTTCATATGATTATTTATTTGATTTATGTTTTTTCCACAAGTCGGCGTCTGTGGTCTTTTGTGTAGTGCCGCCAACTATAAAACTATTTACTCTAGCCAATCCCCATTGTTCAGGAGTTGTTCCAGGACGATGACCTGTTCGCCATGCAGCGTGTCCACGATCATAAACGTCTTTAAGTATACCATAGTCAATACCAGATTCTTCAGACTTTTTACGTAGTGATTTAGACGCTGGGCTAGCCTCTTCATCAAATCTTTTTTGATACTCCTTGGTGTATTTTGAAGGCTTAGTGACAGCAGTCTTATCGCCTGGTGCAGGCTCATATGCACTGTCATTGTTATCGTCTTTCTTAGCATTCTTTTCAAAATGCTTTTCGCGTTTGTCTGCGGTTGATTTAGACAAACCGGTATAGTAAGAAGATCCTTCAACTATATGAAGATCAGATAAGAAGAAACGTTTAGTTTCTCCATTTGGTAGTTTACACGTGACATTGTTTGGTCCTCGTGATTCAACGGTTAAGATCATTCCACTCTCAGATTCAGCATAAACTTGATCTCCAACATTGAAAATTTCTCCAGCGATATAGCGTTCACGTATATCGTTTAGAGGTTGAAATTGTACGTGCTTACGGAAGTTGTGACTTTCTTTTAGTCCCATTCCCTTTCGCACTGCATTGAACAATTCCTTGACTTCTCCAAATGTTTTAGGCAATCCTTTTGCGAAAGTATCAAGATCATTATCGGCTGCAGCGGCACGCATCTTTGACGCGCTCATTCCACTAACGTCATCTGCATCTGGATCACGTTCACCTGCCGATACTACTTGAATACCATCACGAAACTTGTAGTAACCATGTGTACCTTTTACGCCATCGTACTTTGCAAGTAAAGTCTTAAATTCAGGAACACGATCACTGCCAACGACTAATGTGAATTTCGTAAAGCCGTCGTCGTGTGCTGCCGCTGCGACATTAAACACGTTTTTGATGCTACGATCCAATATGATATTACGACCATATTGAGGAAACATCTTGCGCATAAATTTGATCTTATCATCATAGGATAGCGGGTTCTTTTTTGAATCTTCGCTTTGCGAAGCATAGACACGATACGTTTTACCCTTACCCTCTTTTGCGACGGCATTGATCAATTTTTCATGTCCAATTGTCGGAGGATTAAAGCGACCAAAGGTGGCAACTAATTCCTTAGTTGATTCCTCAGTATATGTACGGAATGATTTGAGTCCCATTACTTATTTGGCTTTACGGATTGAATTGGTTTTGGCGGAGTGGCGTGCTTTTGGAAACGCATACGTTCCTTTTGGCGAACTTTTGAAAGAAGGCGGCGAGCAATGTTTTTAATTGCACCGCGGCGAGAAGCGAGCATTTTTTCAACACGAACTTTTTCTCCGTAACTGGCTTCACCTTTGTTTTTACGTAATAGTCGACGAGCAAGTGCTGCACGAGCTGCACGCATAGCGCGCTGTTGAAGAACAGATGTAGATGCACGACGGCGTTGAGCGCGACGTCGACCTGCGAGAATCTTAGATTTGTTTCTACGCATGATAGCACGACGCTTCATACGTTGCAGCATGTTTAGAGCTTCAGTTATGGTGTCTGCATCAACGTCGTCGAGGATATCTTCTTCCTTAAGCATTGCGAGAATACTATCACGCAGGTCTTGAAGCTTCTTTAGTTCAGATGCAACATCAGCGGGTAAAGCGGAACCACGATGTGCTGATTGTAAAAACTTAATACGACCGTTAACGCGATTAAGCTCTCCATTTAGTTGATACTTAGAGAGTTCAGTATCATATGCTTCATCGAGAGAGGTTTCTTCTTTCATAGCCTTAATCTTTCCGCTCATCCACAACTGATTAAAGGCACGTGGACGATTTTGTGATTTACTTAGTATTTCCCATGAAGCTTTATCAAGCTTAACATCCTTTGGAAATTTTTCGTAATTTCTCCAAGTTAGTGTTAAGATTTCTTCTTTAGGCTTGTATACCATTTGTGTATACTTGTCAATATAACCATCAATCCACGAACCACTTTCTTCGATCTCTTCTTCATCAAGAACTCCTGAAGCACGCTTCCAATAATCGTATGTCAACTCACCTTGTTCGTCTTCGGGCCATGAGCCATCGGTATAGTCAACTGGAATCAGATCTCTCAATCTAATCTTCTTAGGTTCTTTCTTTGCAGTCGTAGTATCTGATTGTTTCATATTAGCGATCCCACCCTTTAATTATGTCAGCCGAAAAGTTATTCTTAGAGAATTCCATACGGTCAACCAATTTCACTGCTCCACCTGATAGATGGTCGATTGCAACAAAACCTTCTTGGCCTGTAACACGGAATCCACTTGATGTTCGCACAAAAGTGCTTAACTTTTTAAGAGTATCGAGTTTATTTATAATAAGTCTCTTTGCATCAATAATCGCGTTTTGCAACTGATAAACCAAGTTAAGGTTCTTTTTGTTTTCATCCGAAAAGAACTTCATATATTGATCACGCTTAGCAGATGCTGTTTCCTTACCTTTCTCTGACTTCTTGGACTCAATATCTTTATTGAAACGATCGGTTGCCCATTTGATTAGATTATCAACATGTGCCTTTGTGTTAGAAACAACCTCGCCTCGACGTACATACGTGTTATTGAATGTTTCAAGGCTTTGTGCAAAGTCAGGATTGTCTTCAATTTCCTTAAGTGTTGAGCTGTTGATCTTCTGGAATATCTTACCTGCGACCGAAAGTCTTGCGGTTAATTCAGCAGTTTCTTCAGCCGTAAAGGTAGCTTTACCCGAAAGGTCATGAACCTTTGCGTCTTGGAACCAAACCGATGGAGTCTTTTTAAGTTCGCTCTGATCAAAGTCATAAGAAGCTTTCATGGTTTCAAGAGTAGCTCCGCTGTATCGTGTATGGAATACTACACCAATCTTAGCTTTCTTGATACTCTTTGCAACATCGCTATCAGCTGGAACTGCATAAACGATTGTGTTAGGTTGGAACGTGATGTACTTTTCGCCATCATAGTCTTCAACGCTAAGATCCTTTTGAGTAAACATGATGTCGCCTTGAAGTACTCCTTTAATCCCAAGCTTCTGCAATTCGTTAAAAGCAATGGATAGTTTATCAGCAAGGTCTCCAGATGTATCGGCGCGAACGTCAGATACGCTCTTATAGATCTTTGGGTTCTTGTTGAAGATACCTTTCTTAGCAACGAAGAACTGACCATCCGATGGATCAATCCCTGCAAATACTGCAGGTGCACCGTCCCATTTTACCGTAACGTCAGTTGAAGTTTTAGCGTTCCCCGCAAGCATATCACGTAGGCTACGTAGCGCAAGGATTGCTTCACGTGCTCCTTTAACGCCTCCGTAAATTACCTGATCTTCGATATGCGTCATGTGAAGGTTCTTACCTTCAGCTGAAGCTTCAGCAATGTATTCCTTAAATGATTTCATGTTATTCTACTTTAATGAATGGTGCGCTAAGATCACTGCTGCTACTTGCATAGCTGATACACGCAGTAATAAACTCGTCTTCTTGCGAGCTTTTTGAAATTATGTCAATGAGTTCACAACCAAGGAATTTACTAAATGCCCAAGAAACTCCTTGATCTGCTATCTTTTCGACAAACTCGTCATATGAAAGCTTTTCGGTATCCTTTGCATAACGTGTATAGTTTGTGTAAAACTCCTTAAGCAGAGAAGGATCATTCTTTTGTAATCCAGCACGTAGCTTTTTGATGTCAATCAGCTGAGGTAGTTTTAGCTGACGGAGAATTGTTTGGATTGGACCATAACTCAGTTTACCTTGGTTAGCATTCTTACCTTTAATTTCTCCTTGGAATGTTTCAGGGAATGTACGGAACTGAATCTTACCGTCTAACGTAAAGTACATATAGACGTCCTTACCTCCAAAGAATCCTTTGTTACCTGTAGTGAAACGATCAAACTCGATGACCTTCTTCTTGGAATCAAAGTTGTAGTATGAAATATGAGCATTCTTTTTCAACAGCTTGAGCGATACACCAATTACATCTTTGTTCTTTAGAGCTTCAGTTAGCATGCTGTTTAGTTCAGCAATACTTTGAGCATTTTCAAAATGAATAGTTTTACCTACAGGCGACACCAAGTAAATATCGGCAGGGCTCCACTTATTCAAGTTAGAGAATGCCTTTTCTTTAGAATTAAGAGTCTTGAAATGCTTTTCAAGTTTATTTACCCATGCACTGCCACGATGGAATGTATATGCTTTACCGCGTAACAGCTTGTATAATTCTTCAGCACCAAGGATACATGATTCTCGCCATTCTTTCGGAAGATCATTTAAGATACGATTAATGTCATCGTCTACATCGGAGTGTGCATAACCTTTTGCCAATTCCTCAGTATTGTATGTCTTAGCACCGTTCCATTTTGCAGCTGCATAAACTGCCTGAGCACTTTCGGTTAACTGTGTAACATCGGCTCCAGCACCAGAACCACCGCCTCCTCCAAATTCTTTTGACTTCGCAAAGTCCTTTAGGTAATAAACAGCGTTGTCATAACCTCGGAAAGGAATCTTACCTGGATCTTTTTTAGCGCGTAGACGGCTCTCAGCGTCAGCATCATAGTGTAATGAAATCTCACCGCCTTTTACAAGAGTCAACGGGAGACCACTTTTAAGTTTGTCAATAAACAATTCAATACGCCAATCGTACTTGTAAAGTTCCGCTGGAGCAAGATTTGCTCCTTCGGTTAAAAATGTTCTAAATGATTTCATGGTATGTGTGTTTTGAATGAACGACCATCTTTAGGGTAAATCGAAAAACGAGCACCTTTAATATCAAATTGATCTCGGTCTCCTTTATATATTACGGCTAACACTGGAGTAAATCCAGCATCTGGAACTTCACCGTGGTAATGAATATGCCCGGTGGCAGTTAACGCATATATTCCTTTTGAAATTTTCTTTAAACCAGGATCTCCTTGTATAAGAACATCTACTCGGTTTTCGTCAATTGAACCTTTGTCAAAATTAACGCCAAATACCGACATCATTTTAAGATCTTTGCTTTTTATGACAGCGTATGCAGATTCACTTGGAGGAATCTTATCTCCATAAAGAGCCTGACATTTTAATATAAATGACTTTGTTTCTTTATGGTTTTTAATTCGTTCTTCTGTTAATCCTCCCCATTGTTGGAAATCCTTTGGTGATTTACCTTTCTTATGGCTGATGTGGATTAATGGCTTACCTGAATCATCAGCTAAGTTAAAATCACTTTTTGGTGTTCCTGCTGTTTTTAGGACACGTGATACCTTTTGAATAATTTTGCCATCGCCTAATTTAATTTTAATAGGGCCTCCGGCTTCTGCAACCGCCGCAAACACTGCGGATTCTAAAGCGCTGATTGCAGCCGATTCAACGTCAAGGCCGCCAGTGCGCCCAGCGCCTTTGATTAGGATCTTGACGTTCCCAACCTTAATTCCGCCAATGCTTGATCCTTTTAAATTAGAATCGACAACAGCATTAAGAGTGGATAAAAATTTTGCAACTCTGTGCATTTCCTCAATACGATTACCATTTACTAATAGTACAATTGAGGTTGAAGTTGATGACTTCACGGTGACACCTTTTAGCTTTTTAAGCAGGTTTGCGATGTCAGTGCCATTCATTATGGTATTTATTGTGCAAAGAAATCTGCGGCTAGGACCGATTCACGTTCACGTGGTTCAACTTCCCACGGCTCCTCGGTTACAGCAAATTCATCATCTGAATAGTATTTGTCATGCCAGCGACTACGGTTATTCATAAAAACCAATTCATTATTGTCAAATTGACGCACGTGCACAAACTCATGTGCGAGAGTACCTATAAGCATTTCATCTGACATACTGTTATCAAGAAGAATCTTATATTTTGATGGAGACTTGGTTATATGGTAGCAACATCCATACATGCTATGATTCTTAATGAGATTTTCCTCAACACGAATACCAATTTCAATCTTGCGTTTACGTGGAAGTAAAACATTAAGAAAGTATACGGCTGCTCGGCGGACTAGGTCCTTACGAGCGGGGCTTTTTGAGCAGCCGTATACTTTTATGAGTTTCATTACTTATAGCTAATAGGCACAGCGTCTCCTGCTTTAAACGACTTCGCCTCTTTACGAATATCCTGCAAAGATTTGATGATAGAAGTAAAACGCTTATCATCATAATCGGCTCCGCTCTTTAATGCGTCGTACATCATATCAAATTTCTTTTTCAGCATGTACAATTCATTTTTAACAACGTGTCCTGGTAAACGTTGAAACGATTCATCTTCGCAAATATTGTCTAGACTGGCGGCGGCTGCTTCTAGTAGAGATTTATTCATCTTATGCGTATGTTTCAATCATGCGTTGTAGGTCACTATCACTAACTTCAACGCCTGCGGCAATTGCTCCTGCTGCCATGGATAGTCCACGTGATAGCTTACGAAGGTTAGCGCTTTGCTTGCTCTTACCTTTGCGTAGTAGATCAACAACGTGCTTACGTGCTTTAAGATCAAGACTTAAACCATCTTCAAGTTCAATATCGCCAACGATCTTTTCCATGAAGTCATAGATTTCCATTTCAGTTGGGTCGATGTTTACAATGAATGCGCGAGTGCGTAGTGCGCCGTCTGGATCCAACTTGTCAAGATCGAGGTTAGAGATAAAGATTACCTTACCAGT